ATCGAGCAGGAGCTCGCAGTCCGCTTCAGCACGGCTGAGGTGCAAGGTTTCAAGAACCTCGGCAGCCTTATCGATGCCGTGGTCAAGCGCAAGCAGAACTGATCGATCATCAACGCCCCGGCGCGGGGAGGCACGGCTTTATGAACACGTTCTTTCCGTGGAGACCGCCGCTTGAGGAGAACTGGGCCGCACGCGTGGCCGAGCTCGAGGCAATTGCCGCCGGCGGCGAAATGCCCGACTACGCCGCCACCAGATCGGTGGCCAACCAGCAGTTGGGCCCACGCCAACAGCTCAGGATCGAGCGCCTCGGCAAGCGGCTGGGAAAAATTAAGGGAAACGGCTTCACCCGCATCGAACTCGGCCTCCTCGGAAACCGGACGCTGAGCTATCTCTGCGATCCCTTGGGTGCGGCAGGTTTGGCGCGTGGTCTCCTCGTCTCGGCGCATGAAGCGCCATACGACGGGGTAGCTGGCTTCGCATTCTCCGCCAAAAATTGTTTCGAGCGGGGACTCGATGCCGTGCTTGCCGTTCTGGATGAGAGCACCCTCCAAGGGGAACGGCCACTGCTGGACAGGGCTGCCGAGGACGAGGCTGTGCAGGAGGCCGAAAGGATCGCTTCCGCCATCGCCGAGGCGGCGCGATCGAAAACCGGATGCCCGGCAATCATTGCGACGCTGCCGCCGTGCATACAACTGACCTCCGCAGACATCGCAACGCCGGGTTCGATCGCCCGGTTCCGGCTGCGGGTCAACATGATGCTTGGCGATGGCGCTGCAGAGGGGCGGTGGCTGATGTGGGATCAAGCCGCCCTTGCTTCACGGATCGGTATTGAGCGCTGGTTCGACCCGATCGCCTATCATTCGGCGAAGGTGCCCTTCAACGTTGAACTCTGCCCACTGGCGGCGGACAACATTGCTTCTCTTCTCGCTGCCATGACCGGCAAGAGCGCCCGCGCCCTCGTGCTCGACCTCGACAATACGCTTTGGGGCGGCGTCATTGGCGACGACGGTCTCGCCGGTATCCGGATCGGCCAGAATTCGGCAGAGGGAGAGGCCTTCGTCGCGTTTCAAAACTTCGTCCTGGGGCTCCGGAAACGCGGAGTAGTCCTCGCCGTCTGTTCGAAAAACACCGATGCCGTTGCGCGTGAGCCGTTCCGGCGGCACCCTGATATGCTATTAAAAGAAGAGCACATCGCCGTGTTTCAGGCCAATTGGGACGACAAGGCCACTAATATTCGTGCGATCGCCGAAAAACTCGGTCTCGGTCTTGAGTCACTTGCCTATGTTGACGACAATCCTGCCGAACGCGAACGCGTCCGACGGGAGCTTCCGCTCGTTTCCACAATTGAGGTAGGCGAGGATCCGTCCTTCTTCATCGATCGCGTCGCGGGTTCAGGTCTTTTCGACCATCTGCCGCTGAACTGCGACGATCTGGCGCGGGCAAACAGCTACGGGGGGCGTGCGGCAGTTGCGGAGATCCGCGCGCGGGTAGGCAATTATGAGGAGTATCTGAAGTCCCTAGACATGCGGATGACCATCTCACCCTTCGACGAGGTAGGCCGTCCGCGCATCGTTCAACTCATCAACAAGTCCAACCAGTTCAACCTCACCACGCGCCGCTACAACGATGAAGACGTTCGGCGCATGCAAGCAGACCCAAATTTTATCGGTTGGCAGATAAGGCTCGACGATAAGTTTGCGCAGCACGGCACGATCGGAGTCGTCATTGTCATCAAGAAGGGGTCCGAATGGGAGATCGACACCTGGCTGCAATCGTGCCGCGTCCTTGAGCGGGGCGTTGAACAGTGCTTGATGAACAGCCTGATCGAGCAGGCGGTGTCTGCCGGTGTGGTCAGCATTCGCGGGCGCTATATACCAACAGAGCGCAACGCAATGGTTTCGGATTTCTATCCGCGGCTTGGCTTCGGCCTTGCGGGTACGAATGGCAACGGGTCAGTGGATTTCGTCTGTGTCATATCGCAGTATGAACCCCATCCCGTATCCATGAACATTACGCTGAGCAATGACGCCGCCGCATCTTGCCCTGGTTCACTGCCTTTCGCTGGAGAGTGCGCAGCCGAACCGCGAGATGGCTGATGGCGATAGTCGCCGTATCATCGAGGAAGGTCTTGCGGGTCTTCGAGCCACACCCTCCACTTCGCTGCCAGGTTACTACGGGCCTTCTTCGTCGAATTGTAGCCTTCTACAAACGGTGCGTAATCGTCTTCCTGACCGCATCGACGAAGATCGAAGGCGTGTCGAAGCAGGCGACCCTTTGCACGATGAAGGTCTTCACGTCTTCGCAGAAATTTGCTTTTGCTATTTCTCGGTCAGGCGCCGGTCAGGTCGACTCATCACCCGGAAGCGAAAATCAGTGTATCCGCAGCACTCCGTCATGAACAACACAAAGTGGGACGAACTGCGTCTGGCGATGCATGCGCTTGATCGGCGACCGCTCTGGCGTTACAAGGACGTCAATGGCCACTACTCCGGCTATCACCGTGAGTGGTTCCTTCATTTTCGGTCAGGTGACTATGCCAGCATCTTGTACGTGGACATCACCGCTGATGATCCCGCTCACCGAGAAGCGATCAGAGATGCCCTGAAGGCGATTCACCTACCTGGGGAAGAGACCGAAAGTGGATTCCGAGTCTTCGGCTACGGCCAGAAGGGCCAAACCTTAGAATACCTCTGACCTAAGGCCACCCTTAGCTGGCAGGTGCCGCAAGCATGGCGATCTGCCCTCTCGCGATCACTGGCGGCTGGTTGGCTGCATCGACGATCGCTCGGACATCAGCAGCGTCTGCCCATAGCGACAAACGACACCCAAGAGCTCTTCCACGTCATGGCCGCGGATGGTGAAGATCTCGGCGTGGGCCAGGTGCGCATGCTCCTCTTTGCGGAGCGGAGACGACGGATCGAGGAAGGTTGCCTCTATCCATTCAGGCATGTCTTCAGCCGGGACGAAGGCCGGAGAGTTGATGTCAGCGAAGAGAGAATGAGGCGGCTGAGGTCTCACCGGTTATCCCCAATCCCTGTGAGTTTCGAGTGCAACTCTCACGAAGGTCGTTCTTAGGTTGCGAATCGGCCCACATTCATCGTTCCCGCTGATGCAACGACAAACGGAGATTGGAATGCCGCCATTCATCATCACATACTGAAAATAAATGGTGGGCCCGGAGGAAGGGCCATAACCATTGAAAACTTTGCGGAATTCGTGGGCAAAAAGCCGATGGTTTCCCGCAATGTTCCGTATTTGCCCACGCGCCCCTGTGGACAAAGTCTAGGGCTTCCGTTCTTTCGGGGCTTTGATGATCTGCTCGAAAGCGCCCGGCAGGACGGTGATCGGATACTCGTAACCGGGAAGCCAGAATGACACGGTGCCATCCTCGTTTACCCTTGAAACTCGCCCCCTGATTATCACCTCGTCGCCGACCTCTACCGCCTTGTTTTTAGTGGCCGTTCACACAGCCCTCCCAACGCGATCATACCACCTTGCGGGTGTCGCGGCCGACATGGGCGAAGTCGTAAAAAGAGGTTACTTACCTTAGGCGATAGACGTCACCCATTTGGGGAAATGTGCAACTTTGAATCCCAAGTGTAAGCTGTGCAACCTTGTTTTAGGACAGGTGAGGAGAAAATCATGCGCCCTGTCTCGCTCGCCATTGCCACGGTTATGCTAGCTCTCTGCGGCTCGTCGCTCGCAAGTGCTCAGGAGAGTACCGTTAATTTTAGATGTGACGCTAGAAGCCCTGACAAGTGCCACTTTACGATATTTAAACGGCGGGGTACCGAAATCGTTCTGCCTTCCGGGGTTGACGCCGATGTTCGGGCCACAGTCGGTGACGATGTTTACTGCGTATGCATTAATCGATCGGCACCAAGTGATTACAACGAATGCCGCGCGCAAGGATGCGGCTCAGGGCCGGTCCAACCTACCAACAACTGAAATTCGTTGACCGGACGCAAAGCATTTGGCGCAAGGCGGGCGGCCCCCTGCCCCACCGCGCCTTGAGCGCGCGTCGGCGGCCGGCTATGGCCGAAACGCAAAAAAGCCCGCCCGAGGCAAAGCCAAGGGCGGGACAGTTGGGCGCGGATGCCGGGCGGGGTTTCCCTGTCCGCGCCGGGAGGAAAAACGGGTACTAAGCCAAGCTCTGATTCATTTTCATAGCCGCCCACGAAGCCCGCCCGGCAACGTGCCCATGGCCTCCTTCAATTCTAAACTCGCCCTGTAGCCAATGAGCTTTCCGTAGTCGATCGAGTCGAAGCAGTTCAGGTTCTTATTGTTAGTCATGACCGCTTCAAGCGCCCGGTAGGCCGTCAAATGAACCTTGCCTTTGCCTCCGACGTCGCGCTCCATCTCGGCAGCGGTCATTGCATCGAGACTGTCCGACCGGCACCATTCGGCAACGCCTTCTACGAAAAGCGCGCCTTCCTTCTCGTTGTGAACAAGATATCTTTCAATGTGGCGTCCGCATTTCTGCGCGTCTTCATTGGATACGTTCTTTCCGGGTAGAAGCGGAATGTCTAGCCAGTGAATGAACTCCCGGTAGTTGCCATTGAATATAGGCTCGATCTCGATTGCCCGCGCAGCCTTCGCTTCTACGACTTTCCGTCGTGCCTTTGAGATCAGCGCCAGAACGACACCGATGACCACAACGATTATAGCTGCTCCCATACCACTCTCCCTAAGCCCTCGAAGTCTGCAGAATCAATCATGACGGTAGCAGCAGTTGATCTAAGCACGCCGAAACGGCGCGAACATCCACACCAAAATTCTGCCCGCTACAAGTTCGCCCGTACGGGGAGCGTGCTTTCTTCCAACGCCACTTGGACCTCGAAGTTCAGCGCTTGGATGGGCTCGCTGCCTCGATCCGTTGGAGGGTCTGATTGGTCAGCGCGATCTGCGTCGATATCGATGACAGTTGATTGCGGAAATCGGAGAACTGGTTGCTGTAGCTTTCCGTAATCCGGCCTATCCGGGTGTCCAGCGCCTCAATGCCTTTTTCGTTCGCCGTAATGCGGTACTCGATCTGGTCCAGCTTGGCGAGGTTGGCGCGGAGGGTCGAAATCTGCTGATCGACCACGGCATCATGCGAGCGCACGCTGGCCTGCAAATCGCGGTGCACGCCTTCATGCTGAATGCGCCATTCTTCCAGATCGGCCAGCGCCGCTTGCGAGGCACCCCATGCGATGCCGATAAGGACGAACGTCGCGAGGAACCCGGCGACCGAAACCACCGTGTTGATGTTGATCGTCCGGGTATCGACTTCGAAGGTCATCACACGCTGACTCCCAATAGCGGCAGCGCCCGCAGCAGGATAATCAAAACGGCGATGACGATCACGACATATTCGGCCCATTGACCGAACGGCGCGGGGATGAACGGCGCCCGCCGGATCAGGAAGACTATTAGCCCGGCGATCAGCCCGACGACGAGAATCGTGATCGCCAAGGCAATCAGTGCCTCAATCATTGCGGCCTCCTATTTCCAGCACTTCTGCGCGCGCCCGAAAGCGTTGGTGCTGGCAACGCCTTGGCCGGTTGGAACTAGATCGGGATCGCTGGCCAGCTTAACGGCGCCGGCCGGGGTGACGGGTATCTTCCTCCACCCCGCGCAATTGCTGGCATTCGTCGTGCACCCCGCCACCAAGAAGCTCATTGCAAAGAGCGATGCCGTCCAAGCCTTGAATCCGTTCATCAATCCGCTCCCTTTTCTCGATTGCGCGGATGGTATCTTTCAGCTGATCGGCGCGGATATCGGCGCGGCCTTTCCAATAGCCGACGCCGAATAGCGCGACGGCGATCGCCGCGACGCCGATCCACTTCCCCCATGGGCCGGTAAGCAAAGCGATCATGCCGGCACCGCATCAAGCGCGTCGGCCAGCTGCGCCGCGCGCCGCTTCGCATACCAGCGATAGGCGATCCCGCCAGCCGCAAGGCCGGCGCCGGAAACGGCCAGCACAACGACGAGCGTGGTGATCCAATTGCCGGCCGCGCTGAACGGCGTCAGCTGATCCTGTAGGGTTTGCAATGTGCCAGCGATGCCGCCCGCCCCGATCCCGCCGCCGGTAGCCGCATCGGCCGGCGCTGGCGACGGCGCCTTGCGGGCGTCCTCGATCGTCGCCTTTGTCTCGGCGCCGGCAATATGGACGGCTACGACATCCTTGCGGCCGGCGGCCTCGGCCTTACCGATGGCCCGCACGTTCTGAACGCGCCTCGTCCAGCCGCCGGCAAAGACCGGCCAGGGCTCAAGGGCTTTCAGGAACGCCATGCGTCGATCGGAAATCCGGTCGATCAGCGCGTCGTGATCCTCGGTCGCCTCAAGGGCGGCGAAAGTGGCCAGCCCGATCACCCCGTCGATCTGGCCGCCATAGGCCGAGCCGAGCGCGCGCTGTAACCACTTGATGGATTGCTTCGGGCCGCTGTTTACCGCGCCGTCGAACACGACGTAATCGACGCCGACCGGCAGCTTGTCGCCCTTGATCGCGTCCCAATACTGGCGCCGATAGATCGCGTCTCGCTCGGGCGCGGTTAGCTTCTGGACCGAGCGCGGCGCCAGTTTCTTGCTGCGCCGGTAGGCATCATATGTCCGCTGCGTAATGCCCTGATTGGTGGCGCCGCCGGGGTCGCGCGGATGATTTACATACCCGCCCTCATGGACGAGCACCCGCGCCAGCGCCGCCTTAAAGCTGCTGGTCGCCATGATTTCTCCGATCGATTGGATTTAGCCGACGCGGAACTCAAAGAACCCGTCGTGGATCAGCCCGCGCCCGAGCCCGTCATTGATGCCGCCCCGCACCGGATGCGGCGCCGAGGGCTGCGCCCAAAACTTGTCCTGAGTCCATGTGCTCGGGATTTTCATTTCATGCATGATCAGCCAAAAGCCGTTCGGCCGCTTTTGCATTCGGAAGCGCGGCACGGATTGCAGATAGGCGCCCCATGCTTCGGCATCGTCCAGTTCCCCCGCGATCAGATCGAACCACGTCCACCAATAGTCGTTGATGTCGGGCTGGCGATTGCCGATCACCGCAGCTTTCACATCGCCGCTGACTTTGACGAAGCCGCCACGCCGGAAAATCTTCTCGGTGCCTGATGCGAATGAGCGGGTTTGCCCCACCGCCGCGCCATCATCATCAATCCTGATAAGCTGCGCCGAGGTGCCGCCGAACATGCCGGGCTGGCCGGAAATCAGGTCGATGTTGTTAAGCTCCCATCCGGTGTTGAGGACGTTCGGCGATGTCAGCAAATTAGGCAGCGGCGTGGCCGGCTCCATTGCGCCGGGCGTAAAGAATACCTGCGTCGCCGGAAGCGCGTTGCCGAGGAGATCCTCGGTCGGGCGGGCAATGCCGAATTCCGCGTTGATATCCATTCCGACGCCATAGAGCGGCGAGCTATTGGCCGGGCGGAAATCCGCCGGGGTGCTCCCGGAGTCGTTCACCAGCTGCGGGTTATCGACAAAGATGGTGTGGGTGCCGTGCAGGAATTCCTTATTGCCCGACGCCGAAATCCATTGATCGACGGTCTCCCAATCAAAGCCGAACGCCCGCATCGCGGTGCCCTGGACGGAGTGGAAGCAATTGCCGTGGATTTGCATCGCCGTCGTCCGCACGTCGCACAGCAGCCCGGCGCCTTTCTGGAGAAAGATATTGTTGGCGATGACGCCGGTCGCATGGCTGAAATCGACGCCGCCGAAGGTCTGGATAGAAAGGCACGTCGGCGAGAACGCCCCGACCGTATCGGTGACGATCGTATTATTGTAGACGCGGATGTTCTGGAAATCGGAGCCGACCGGCCGCATGGTGCCGATGAACATTCCGAACTCCGACCGGACGGTCTGGCCGTCTCGCACCGACAGGTTATAGCGGGCGACATTGTTGGAATAATCGAGCAGCTTGTTTGGATAGGCGGTATCGTCGAACGAGAAAATGATGATGCCGGGGCCGGTGCATCCCATCGAGAAATTATATTCGAGCACGCAATCCTTGCAGCCGCCGTCCAGATCGAAGCCGCCGCCATCGGATCGGGCCGAGCGTTGCCGCAAAGTCGTATTCTTGCGGATGACGACGCCGATCGCATCCCACGCCCATATGCCGACCGGGCCGGCGTTGTTGGTGGAGTTTTCGCCGCAGTCCTCGGCGAGATTGTTTTCGACAAGGCCCCCCTCGGTCTGCGCGACGATGATCCCGGAGCCGACATGGTTGGGCGCGTCCCGCTTGCCCTTGCAGCGGCGGACGATATTGCCGCTGACGACGACATCGCGGTGCGATGCGGGATAGGTCGCCAGCCCCCAAAAGCCCGCCTCCTCGGCCGCGACGATGATGCCGCCGGTATGGCCGCGCTCGTCGTTTTGGGTGCAATCCTCAACGATATTGTTGGTGATCTGGAGTCCGGTAAGCCCGGACGGATAATTAGCGACCGTCGCGAAAATGCCGTTCCGGCCATAGTCGCGCACCTCGCAACTATCGATCACCACGTCCTCGACCTGAATGCCCTCGGCATGGCTATTGATTGCCCGGATGCCGTGCGTGCCGTTGACGGTCGTGCCTGAGCCTTGCGCGATCAGCCGGCGGACTTGGGCGCTATCGGCATTGTCCAGCAGAACCGCCTCGGAATTGCCCGAGCTGATCGTGGCTTTGCCGGTGCCATAGGAATTATAGACGCAGCCAGGCCGGGCGATCAGCGTGCCGGTGAAGGTATCGCCGCCCCGGAAATAGAGCGTCTTGCCCGCCCGCGCGACGGCGTTCGCCATCTTGAGCGTCTTGAAGGGGCTTGCCTGCGTCCCGGCGCCGGTATCGTCATTGCCGGCGGCCGAGAAATAGATCGCGGCGGGCAGCGAGTCGAAATTCGGTTGCCAGATGATGTCTTCGCCGAGATAGACGCGGGCGACCTGACTGGCGCCCACGCGGAGATCGCCGATCTCAGCGCTGCCAAGGTTGATCACACCGGAGTCCTCCTGCCGATCGCCCAATTGATGAAGCGGTCAAACTCGCCGGGCTTCATGGTGGTGGTATCGACGATGACCACATCTCGAATAATGCAGTCGCAATATTGGGTGGGCGCCGCCAATGCATCGGCGCCGATCCGGGTCCGCCCGGCCTCGGTGCGCAAAGCCAGCGTGTTGACGCCGGCAAACTCGTCCTCGATCGCCACGCTCGTGTTCACATCGCCGAAAAAGGCGGTGACGGCATGGATGCCCGAAAAATTCTGCGTGCCCTCATAGATCGGATAGGTCGAAAAGGTGTTGCCGATATCCGCCGCCGCGCGATTGACGCCCGCGACGACAAGGCGCTGGACCTTCCGCTGCGTGAAAGCGGTGTTGCCATAGGAAAAGAGGGTCTTTGGCACGGTCGCGCTGGCCGGCGAAAGCTGATCGCAGACGATCAACACCGCGCCCTCGTCGCCCTCGATCGGCCATGGCGAAGTGCTCATCGAAAGATAGGTCTGATCGGCCGAGGAAAACTGCACGCCCGGCGAGGCGGCGAAGCTGGTGGCCGAATAGACCGGCCGGCGGGCATCGGTGCCTTGCGCCATGGCATGGCCGGCGATCTGGTCGCGCCATTGCGAAACCTTGCCGCCGACAAGCGTCAGCGACGAGGCATCGTCGGCGCGCCACCACGCCAAGGTCGAAAGGGACCCGAGCGGATAGGAGCCGGGCGGAAAGACGATCTCATCGCCGAGATAGGCGCGGCTGATCAGATCGCTGCCCACGCGAAGGGCGGCGACCTTGCCGGTTCCGACATACATGGGGTGGGCCTAGCCGACGATGATGTAGAGCGTGTTTGCGTCCTTGGTGCCGAGCGCGTTGTATTGCGCTTGCGTCAGCTTGACGATCGTGGAGACGGCGGCGGACCCTACCCGCTCCATGCCCCACTCGCGGATCAGCGCTTTTTCGGGATCATAGGGACCCGAGGAAGGCACGCCGTCCACGTTGAAATCGCGCCAGATTTCATTTGCCGTAGCCATTCGTTTTCTCCCTTGTCAGATAATTGTCGCGGTGATCGGGCCGGATGCCGGCCCTTCGACCAGCGAGGCGCTTTCGGGGATCGCGTAGTAATTCCACACGCCCTGCGGCGCGCAGCTGCCGGTTTCCGCGAAGATCACGGCGTCATCGATCGAGCCGCCGAAATCGGTGGATGCGTCCACCTGGAATGCAGTGTTCCCGCTTGCGGCGGTCAGCTTGAACAGCTTGCGGCCATTGTCCCAAATCCACTCGCCATCGACCGCCGTGCCGCCGGTCAGGCGCGTCTGAACGGCCCCGGCGTCGTAATCGAGGAGCGTGTAGGCGATACGATAGACGGTGCCAGCCGCCAGCGTGACCGCTTGCGAAATGCCGCCGTAGACCCCGAGCGCATGCGTCGCCTTGCCGTTGGCGATCGCCCACCCGGCCGTCGTCGTCCAATTCGAGGTGCTGGAAAAATCAGCGTTGGCGAGCAGATTGGTGCGCGTCGCGTCACCATCGGTCAGCGATATCGTGTCGTTCGGCGCGGCCGATATCCGTGTAAGGAAATGCGTGGTCTTGTTTAGCGTCTCGCCGAACGGCACGCGGTAGATGGCAATGGTGTTGAGATTGCCGTCCACGGTCGCGGTATCGAAATTGAGCGTGGCGCGACCCAACCCGCCGACAGCTGTAAAGGAGTCGAGCGCCGCCGGATCGCCGCTTGGCGTGCCTAGCGCACTCACCGACCAATTGCCCTCCAAGCCGCGCTCGGTCACATAGCGAAGCTGGAATTCATATTCGACATTCTCTGTTAGCGCCGGGGTCGTGAAGGTGGACGCGGTATTGGCCAGCACGCCCGACTCCGTCCACGTGCTCTGGTTGGTCCGCTTCCAGCGCACCTCGATATTGAGGATCGGCGACGGCGAGGGCTCAAAGGAAAGCTCGGCGGCCATGCCGACGAAGGTCACGGTCGGCGGGTCGGGCACCGGGATTTCGTCGTCGGTCTCGGAATTCTCGGATACCGGCGCGTCGCCCTGTTCCTGATCCGGGTCCCACGAATAGGCGGTGGCCGGCATCGAGTGCACCTGAATGGTGACGCCGGCCAGCAGCCCGCCCTCATCGATGACAAAGCGGAAATCGTCCACTTCGAAGACGGAATTGATACCGAGGAGCGGATAATCGATCCGCACGAACCGCTCGCCGAAGGCGGCAAGGCCGCGCAGGTTGCATTGGAAGGTGGCGATCCATGCCGGGTTCGCCCGCCATGCCGCCAATTTCATCAGCCGCCGCGCTTGGCTATGGCTTGGGGCCATATTCAGCTGAATGTCCTGCTCGATCTCGCCCCGGACGGACACGTCCTCGGCATCGACCCACGGATCGGCGTCGGCCGCCTGATAATCCTGCGATGGATCGAGATATGTGGCGCGGACGGTGTTTGCGGTCGTCAGGATATCGCGGCCACGGCCAAGCTCGGAAAAGCCGGTGATAGCGTCGCTATCGATGACCCCCGCCGGCTCGGCCCACGTCCCGATATCCAGCGTAAGGCCGCCATCAGCGGTCGGCACCAATCGGCCGTCGCAGGCGGCCAGCATGCGGCTCAGCACGTCGGCCGGCCGCTCGTCCATCTGATAGGAGCCCCAAAGGCGATAGCGCGGCTCGGACAATCCGCCCTTGAGCGGGACCGTCTCGGCCGCCCGCGAGAACGCCGTGCGCCAGCCGGCGTGGGCCTTGGCGGTGGCGACGAATTTCTCCGGGAGGCGCATGCCGTCTTGATGCGTCATATAATCCCGGATCACCGCAGCGGCGTTGTCGCTCCATGCGGTCGCGCCGGTCAGCGGGTTTTTGACCCTCGCGCCCCGGAAGACGAGGCGGACGGTCGTGTTGATGCCGTTCGGGAAATTGCGCAGGTAGTTTTTCTGCTCGACTGCATATTGCGTGACGAAAACCGACGCCACGCCGTCGCCGCGATGCTCGGCCGTCCAGCTATCGGGGAAGACGGCGGCAAGCTCGTCATAATGGGTTTCGGTCGGCTTGCCGGTGCGGGCGCGGAGCCGAACATTCGTCCCGGTCTTGCCGGTCACGGCATCGGGCGTGACCTGCTTGTCATCAATCCAATATTCCTCAATCGCATCAATTTCGCCCTGCCCGATCGCAATGACCTTGTAGAAATGGCCGCCCTTGGCCTCGGCAAAGACCCATGTCCCGGAGGCTTTCGCCCGGCCGTAATGGCGGACCCTCGGCGCGGTCGCCTGCCGGAACGATTGCTGCACATCCTCGGGCTTCGGTTGCTTCGGCTTGTTAAAGGCGCTGACCAGATAGGACAGGCCGATGGACAGACCGAGTTTCAGCAAGGCGGTGCCGATCGCCGTGGAGCCGATCGCCCCGAACAATCCGGCGACGGTGGAGGCGATCCCGGATACGGCGGCGCCGATCGCCCCGATGATGCCTACTACCGCCGCAGGCATTCGATCCTCCAAGCCTTCCAGAGCCCGGCCGGATGCACGCCGATCAGGCCGGCCTCATCGCGGCAGACCCAAACCGGCCCGGCGAGGATCGCGACGCAAAGCCTGCCCTCATGGAAGACAAGGCCCACGTCGCCAATCCTTGGCTCGGCGGTTTTCTTGAAGCCGGCGGCGCGCATCACGCGATTGACGGCCACGGCGATGCTGCCGGGCTCGCGCAGCCATTCCAGCGCCTCGGCCTCGTCGCTATGGCGGCGGCCGAAAAGGTCCATAGGGGAAAAGCCGGCGACGGCTTGGACCCAGCGATCGGCCATGGCGGCGCAATCGCTCTTGCCCCATGAAAACGGCCGGGAAAGCTCGGCCGCGAGGAATTCATCAACCGTCATCAGTAATCCGGGTAGCGGAATGATTTGTAGACGAGGCTGGCCGTGAACTGGAAAAAGCGGTCGCCAGGCGAGCGGTTCTGCTGGTCGCGATCCGTGTAGCGGCCGAAGGGCGGGCGCGATCGACCGAAGAAAGCATTCTCGGCCGTCAGCGTGATTGTCTGAACCGCGCCTTCAAGGTCGCGGACTTGGGTCCGGGAAATGCGGGGCGGCTGCATGTAGCCCCACCAGATCGGCGCCGGGAGCCCGAACGGTTGCCAATCCTCGTTGAATAGCTGGATAAAAACGGTGACCGTCTGCTGATCGACCTCGGGCGTTTCATCAATCGCGACTTTCAGGAAATCGGCCGCCTGGTTTGGCAGGCCGTTCAGCTGTAGCGTGATGGACTCGGAGACCGCCGAGGTGGGCATGGAAAGGCCGTCCACGATGCCGTAGCCATACATCGGGAGCCATTTCTTGCCGCCGGCCAAAAGCTCGGTATTGCCATTCCAGACGCGAATCGTTTCCGATCGGAAAGCCATCTCGACCAGCAAGTCGCAGCGCACGACGCTGCCGCTCATGGCGTCTATCTGGTCGGCGCTGAAAAACGACGACATCAAACATCCTCGATGAAATTGACGGTGGGGAAAGACCAGCGGCCATAGTCCAGCGGCAGGTCCATTTCGGCATCGGATGCAAGACGCATCCGGCAGACCGGATCATCAAGTTCCACCCGCTGGCCGGCGACGGCGGCCTCGCGGGCCGGCGGCCGGAATGTCACCGCCGCGACAGTGGCCGATGTCCAAGTAACGGTGCGCAGCCGATAAAGCCGCTCGCCGAGAGAGAAGATTTGGCCGGGCTGCATCTTGGCGCCGGCCGCATAGACATTGAACGTCGCCGATACCGCGCGCGATGCGACGGCCGAAAGAAGGCGCACGTCATTGACCGAGCCCTGATAGCCGGTGCCATCGGTGAAGCGGGTATTGTCGGAATGCGCTACCGGGTTCCACAGGCCGAGCGCCTCGGCATTGGGCGGCTCTGGCTGATACCAGTGCGAAAGCGGGACGAGGATCGGCTGGATACGGCCCTCAAGCGTGGCGGCGATCGCCCGCCACGTCAGCACCGCATTGCCATTGACAACCGGGATGCCACCGAAGGCGACTTTCCAGAGGCCCGCGTCGGAGGCGACAACTTGCTGGACCCCGGACACGGCGGCCGGCGCTGCCATGGATCGCGGGGCGATATCGGCAACAATCTCGCGCGGCGGCAAGATATCGAGCGGCCATCGCAGCGTCATGATCACATTGCCCGCGATTGCGCGTTAGCGATCAGCTGCGGCATGCTGGACTTAACTTGCCGCACGGCCATTGCCGCGCCGGTCTGCGCCGCCTTGGAGCCCATGTCGGTCACATAGGCGCGAACCCGCCCGTCATCATCGACGGTCACGCCGACCTGAACCGCGACCGGGGCGCCGTGCCGCGTCTCCTGCCCCGGCTTCGTGACGCTGACACGCTCATTGGGCGAGGCGCGGAAGGCGACAATCTGGCTATCGGCCCCGCCGGCCCCGCCGACTTTGAACGAGCCGCCATTGGCAAAGCCGAACAGACTGCCGATCAAGCCAAAGATTGCACCGCCACCGCCGCCGCCTACAGAGCGGAGCCCGGCCCATGGATCGTTCCCACCGCCGCCGCCGAACAGCGTTTGGAACGCTTGGTTCATCAGCATTTGCGCCAGCTGGCCGAGAAGGTCTTTCAGAACGTCCTTGACCTTCTTGGAGCCGTCTATAAGGCCCTGGAACGCGCTGGTAAGCATCCCGGAAATCGTGCCGCCGATCTGCTGCACGCGATTGAAGGCGCCGGTTATCGCCCCGGCGGATTCTTGCGCGGCGGTGATCGCCATCGGCTGGCTGCCCATGATGCCGTTGGCGAGGCCCTGCATGATGAAGCCGCCGATCTCATGCATGACCCGCGACGGCGATTGAACCTGCAGCGGGTTCTTCACGAAATCGATGATGTTGTGGCCGATCATCGCGAGGCCGCCTTTGACCTCATTCCATTTTGCCTGAATGCCGTTCCAGAGGCCGTCGATGATCTGGCCACCGATCGCGGCCATTTGGCCGGGGATCGCCTGAAAGGCGGCGACGATTTCGTGCCCGAACGCGGCGAGGCCGGCCTTGACCACCTCCCACCGCGCTTTGATGGAATTCCAGAGCCCGTCGATGATCTGCGCTCCGACCTCCGCCATGCGCGCGGGCAGCGCCATAAAGGCCGCAATGACCTCCTGCCCGAATGACTGCATCGCGGCGACAAGCTGGTTGCGCTTTTCGATGATGCGGTTCCACGCCGCCTCGAATTCCGCCCATGCGCCCGTCACCAGCGCAGTAATGTCCTGCGCAAGCTGCCCTATCGCCATACCGAACTTGGCGACCCCCGCGCCGAATTCCACCATCTTGACGGCGAAGTTGGCGATTGCCGGCGCGTTCTGGACCAGCCATTCGGAGAAGGCCACCATATGCGGCAGGAGTTGCGTCGCCACCCGCGCGGCGAGATTGCCGACGACACCGGTCAGCCGCGAGATATTGTCATTGAAGGCCTCGGCGTTGGCGCCCATTTCCTTCGTGAAGACCTGACCGAAGGAATCGGCCTCGGCCATCATCTGGCTCAAAGCCGCCGAGCCGCCATTCAACAGCGGGATCATTTCGGCGCCCGATTTGCCGAGGAGCTTCATCGCCAGCGCGGTTTTCTCCGCGCCATCCGGCATGGCCGCGAATTTGTCGGACAGCTGGACGAGGACATCTTGCGACGACCTCATCGAACCGTCAGCGTTGGTCAATTCAATGCCGAGCTTCTGGAAGGCCGCCGCGACCTCGCTGGTGGGCTTGGCCAGCGCGTCGGTCATATTGACGGAGAGCTTGCGGACCCCAGTGGCAAGCGTCTGCATCGAGACGCCGGATAGATCGGCGACGTATTTCAGCCGCGATAGCTCCTCGATCGGGATACCGATCTTCTGGGCCATTTTCGACATGTCGTCGGCGGCGTCGATCGCGCCCTTTACCGACGCGCCGAAGGCGGCCAAACCGGCGGCGGCGGCAGCGGCGCCAGCCATGAGCCCGGTCTTTGCCATCGAGCCGAAGCGCGACAGCCCGGCCTGCGCCTTTTTCAATCCATCCTGAAAGGCGGCGCTATCGAGTCCGAGATTAACCCGGAGGGCGCCGATGACCGCTGATGTCATGATTTTTCCTCTGCCTTGAGGCGAGCCACGTGCGCGCCACCGCCTCGATTTCCTCGGGCGACATGCGGCGCTTGGCGGGCGCGCCGTGGAGAAGCGTTTTCAATTTCGGGAGTCGCGTCTGGCGGGCGAGCGCCTCGATATGCCAAGCCAGCCACGCCCGCTCGTTATGCTGGCGTTTCAGGCGATTGGCGCAGCCCTCAAGGACGATTGTGATTTCACGGACGGTAAGCCGCCAGAACCGCGCGGGGTCCTGACCGCTTTCAACCCATGTCCGCAACAGATCGACCGGATTCAGGCCGTCCGCCCCGGTTTGCGCGCCGGGGCTTTCCGAGGGTTTGCGTTTTCGGCCACCTCCGGGAACGCAAGCTGAAAGGCGCGGCCGATCGCCTCCATGACAGCCGGCATGCCGGCTTCGCTGGCGATGGCGCCGGCCTCTTTCAGATCGACTTCCTCGTGATAGTCGCGCAGCGCCGCCCAGATCAGCGCGCGGACGGTCGTCATGCGGATATCCTCGGGCTTGTTGAGGGTGGCGGCGATCTGCGGGACCGGCTGGCCGAGAAGCTCCTCAAGCTCGCAAATCGCGTTGATCGAGAACGATAGGGTATAGGCCCGGTCGCCGACATTGAACGCGACGGAGCCACGATGTGGATTAGCCATCAGGGTGCCGCCTCATCCCAAGTTTCGGCCCCGGATACCGCCACGGTCACGGTCGCGGTCATCTTGTCATCGACCGGGATTTCTTTCTCATAGCCGGTAATGACCGCGTTATAGGTGACCCGGTGGCCATTCGGGAAAGTGATGCGGTGCTGGACCGAGGCGCCGCTATCGAGAAGGCCCCGGATCAGCACGTCGCTCGCGCTGCCGGGTACGAAATTCATCTCGAAAGATGCCTCGCCGTTGTCGATCAGGCCGGCGATATATTCCCGACGCCGGTTCGGGCTTTGCATATGGGTCGCGTCGATCCGATCGACCTCGGCGGCGCCGGGCGTGACGGAATTGACCTCCGCGACCATAGCAAAGGCGGGAGTGGTAAGGCTGGCATCCCAAATCTCATAGGTGGTGGACCAGCCGATTGCAGCGGCAGTAGCCATGACGACGCTCCTTTGGGTGGTTTAGGCGGAGTGAATGACCGTGAATTCCACGGCGATCGCGAACAGCGGCGTGACCTCTCCGGGATCGGAGGCGGTCACATCGCGGCCGGCGTCCTCGATGAAGATTCCCTGAATGATCCCGGCGCTATGGCCCTCGACGGCGGCGATCAGGGCGCGGGCCGTCTGCTTGGCGGACGTGAAGGTGTCACTGTAGCAATTCGCCTGAATGCGCGATGAGATCAGGTCGCGGCCCCGATAATGGTAGGAGGGCACGCCATCGATGCGGAACAGCACGACATAGGGGCGCGGCATGGGCGAGCCGTCCGCCTGCTTTTGGGGCGCGCGCGTCCAGAACCGCCGCCCGCCTGCCACGCCGGACAGGAGCGCCGTAATCGCTTCTTCCATTTCGGATTTAGCCCTTTGCCGCCAGCCTTGCTGCCTTGCGTGCAAGCCGCTGCGCCGCCTTGGTGATCTGGGCGGCGAGTTCGTCCTTGATGGTATCGAGGACCTGATTTTTTCCGGCATCCCAAGCCGGGCGCGCGAAGGGCTGCGGTCCATGGCGGGAGGTGCCAAATTCTTGCAGATGCGCGTGCGGTACCGGCCCGGCGCCGACGAAAACCTCGGCGCTGGCCTTGTCGTTCTTGAAAGCCTTGCGATGCAGTTTCGCCTGCCGCTTGGACAGCTTTCTTCCGACGCCGATGGAGCTTCGCAGATCGTTGCCGCCGGTCTGCGGATCGTCGGGCGCCTTGGCGCGCATATCATCGGCCAGCGGCTCGCCGGCCTTTATCAGCGTGCGGCGCAGAACCGCCTTGCCGGTCGCTTTCGGCAATTCCGCCAGGGCTTGGTCCAGCTGTTTAAGCCCTTCGATCGAGTCCCGAACGCCAGCCATCAACCCAAGTCCTTTACGGCGGTGATTTCGAGATAGCGCGTGTTCTCGCGGAGTTGCTTCATCTCCTTGATGTTCCAGTGGGCGCCATCGTAGGAGATGCGATCGGTGGGCTTGATGCCATCGACAAGGGCGTCGCGGCGGATCGCAAAGCGCGCCATCAGGAAAGCGCCGACCTGCCCGGCCGCCTCTTTCTCGCCCGATCCCGAATCCTCGCGCCGAGCGCGGCGGCTGACATAGGGCGCCCACGTTTCAACCGGCTCGTTGAATTCGTTCGGCACGTAGCTGGCGCGTTCGATGATGATCGTTTCGCGCAGATCGCCGGCCGCGATAGCCATCAGGCGATCCCCGGTCGGCGATATTTGCGGATCAGATTCGCCTCGATGCGCTCAAGGTTCTGGCCGTTGTTTGATGCGGCCTCGTCATATTGCAATTGCACGCGGACGATGACGGCGGTCTTGATGTCGGCCGGGACGGTCTCATAGCCGGTGGCGAATTCGACCGACGCCCCCGCGACCTCATAAAGATAGTTCGGCAATTCATAGGAGTCGTGGAAGCGGAGATAAGACCGGCCGGCGGCGTCGGTTAGGAGCGCATAATTGGTGTCGCCGATGGTCGACTCCGCGCCGTCCTCATCCTTCCAAGTCACGGTGACGATATCGCCGACCGGGCGCAGCGGCAGAAGCAATTTCTGCTCGACCCGATCGAAATCCTGCCTCCATGTTTGCTCGGAAAGGATAACGCCACCGAGGATGCCATCAGGCCCTTCATAATGTGCAACGGCTGCCGCGATTTCATCTTGAAGCCGGCCGTCGTCCTCGTTGTGCTCGACATGGAGGGCTTTCTTGACATCGGCGAGACTGACAGGCGGCCCGGCCGGCGGGGTGACGCGAACCGGGCGATGCTTTGGAATGAGCATGCTCATGCGCCCTTATTCTTCGGGGCGGCGCCTTCGGCCTTGTTTGCCGGGGCGCCGGGTTCAGCTTTTCCCTTTTCCGGCTTCGGCGCTTTTTCTTTTTGCAGGACGCCGTTCCTGATCAGATGAGCGACCTCGCTTTCTGCCGCTTGGCGGGTATCGCCCGGTAAATACATACGGTCGCCAAGATGCTGCCGCTTCACGGTGAACTCGGCCATGGTGGTTGCTCCCTTTCAAGACAAGGAAAAGGGCGGCCCCGAAAGGCCGCCCCCTGATCGATCAGGCTACATAGCCAAGGTCGCCGTAAATGAACGCTTCCGGCCGATAGACGGCCAGCGCCAAGCGTTCCTCGGCGAGGATCGTGACGAGGTTCTTGATGAAGTCGTCATTGACGAATCCAGCCTCGACGCGAGCGTCCCAGCGATCGAAAAGCTGCGCCCCGAGCCGGAACGCGCCGGTCAGGAACTTGTCAACCGCGATTGCCTGAGTGGCGACGACCGGGAGGCCCCAAAGAGTCGGGCCGATCATCCCCTGCGGATTGCCGATGATGTACCGGCCGGTCGTGTCCTTTTCCAACTCGATCCGCGCCCAATCGGTCGGGTGCATGACATGGCCGGTGGCCGGGTATTCGGCCAGCGCCGCCTGCAATTGAGCGAGCCGCAGCGTATCGATCGCGGTTGGCGCATCGGGCGTGAACGCGGCGGCATAGGCGGTAGCCTGCGGGATGATCCCATGCAGGTTTTGGCCGGTGCCATCGCCGTTCAACAGCTGGCCTTCCTCGACATAGGCGAGGCCATACAGGAGGCGCTGGTCGATGATCGAACGAAGCTGCGAGAAGTCGTCAAGAATCTGACGGCTCGCCTTCATCCAGTGGGCAATGACCTTCGCCGAGGTCGTGACCAGATCGAATTTCAGGTCCGACTCCGGCTTGGCCGCCGTTTCCGCGACGGGTGCCGCCGAATTGGTGAACCCCGTTTCACGGACGTATTCGAGCGCGTTGCCGTCCATGCGCCCCGGCGAGATCAGGTCACGCACCGTCAATCGCCGCTGCGGCAGGGCAAGAATGCCCGGCAGGCGGGTGGTTTCGACGGCGGCCCCGGCGGCGCCCGCCGTGTCGGTCGTCGCGGAGGTGATCGTCGCCTTAAAGCGAACGTCGGCCTTGCCCTTGCTCGGGCTGGACTGTGCCCAGTCCTTTACCCCCTGATCCTCGACGAACTGCTCGCCGATGGATTTTTCAGCGGTGGTCTTGTTGCCGCCGCCGCGCGCGAGCTTTTGCTCGATCTCGGCGACCTGCTCTGTCAGGGAATTCATTTTCAGGAGAGACTCGTCGGCCTTCTCCTTCAAATCGTCGGTCATGCCGACGCCCTTGGCGGCCTCGGCGAGTGCCTTTTCGGCGATCTCCTTGACCTGATTCATGGTCTTGTCGAATTCGGCTTTGACCTCCAGAGCCAGCTGCTCGGCGGTCTTTTCTACAGGGTCCGGCATAGCGGAGTCCTTTCGCAGTTAGGGGAAAAATCAGCCGCGCAATAGGGCTTGAAGGAACGCGGCCTGCTCGTTCGCCTTGCTGCCCTCGGACTCACTCCGAATGGCTTTGGCGTAGCCGACAGAGGCGATCTGTACGGCTGCGCTTTTCGGGAAACCTGCATCCCGCAGGATTTCCTCGAATTCCTTTGCTTGCATTGGGTCGCCGTCGCGGAAACGCCGCGCCAGTTCTTCGAGGCGCTCGCCGCGCCGCACCAATGCTTCGAAATCACCGTGCTTGACGGCCTCGATGCGCGCCCGGCGATTGGCCGGGAACACGACCGGGGAAATCTCGTAAAGCTCCAGCTTTTTCAGGAGGAGGATATTGCCGTCCGGCTCGGTCTCGACTTCGCGGTAGCCGATCGACAAGCCGCCGATTGCCTTTTGCAGCATCAGCGCGCGCACCTCTCGCGCCTTCTGGACCTCAAGGATGAGCCGGCCTTTGCCGTAGAGCCCCTTGCCGTCTTCGGCCAAATCCTCCCAAACGCCGATAGGATTGTCGGGGTCGTGTTGCCAGAGCATCAGGACGTTGGTGCCCTCGCGGCGATGCTTGGCGAGGCTTTCCGCGAACGCGCCTGGAAGCACCTTCTCGCCGTAGGCGTCCACATTGCCGAAAATCGAGCCGTAGCCTTCGAAGGTGCCCTCTTCGGTGAGGTTCTTCAGCTGGAGGGAGAAATCCTTGGTTTTCATGGTTCCGGTTCCTGATTTTCGGCTGGCGCCGGCAATGCCTCCTGTTGCTTGCCCGCCTCGGTGATCGGCACGTTCTGCATCTGCATGCGCGGCACATCGCCGCCCTCGACGCGAGGAAGGTTTTCCTTTTCCCGGACCTCGTTGATCGTCATCCAGCCGTTGGTCAGTGCCGACTGATAGAAGGCCGACCGCGCCGCGCTATCGCCGCGCAGCAGCCCCTCCAAGTTGAATTCAATGGTGAGCCCGCGCGCCCGCTCGTCGGGCGTAAGCAGCTGCTTTTCCAAAGCCTGCTCGATCCGCTTTAGGCGGCGGCGGAGGGTGAATTTCTGGAAGCCCAAAACCTGCTGCTCAAGCCCGGAGCCGAAGCTGGTCACCTTTTGCGTGTGCCCGACCATGAACGGCGGGACGCCGAAGAACCGGCAGACCTCCTCGACCGAGAAGCCGCGCGACTCGAGCATTTGCGCGTCCTCGGGATTGATCGAAAGCACATCGATCTTCGTTCCGCCCTCAAGGATGATCGGCCGGCCGCTATTCTTGGCGCCGATATATTTCTCCGAGAGCTTCGTTTCGGCCAGATTGCGCTGCTCGTCGGTAAGCCAGCGCTCGAATGTCAGCGCGGTTTGCGCAATCATGCCGTTGCTGAATGTCCCGGCCGCCGCCCGATCGATCGCGCGGGCAAGGCCGAAAGCATGCCGGCCGAAATGCAACGTAGACATCCCGCCGAGCGGATCGCCGCCAAAGCCCCGGATATGCAAGACGGCGCGATCGCTGCCGACATGGTTCTCGCCGTCCTTGGTCCAGCGGTATTCGAGATTTCCATCCTCAAGCCGGCGGACGCTGACGCTATCGGGGCGCAGGGGCGTAAGCGCCGCTATCCGGCCGCCGCCATTCCTTTCGATCGCCGCGTAGGAATTGCCCCAAAGCTCGATAGAGGCCGAGGAGAATTCCCAAAAGTCGGTAGCCGTCTGGTCGTAATTCGGGCTGTCGTGCAGGATGCGGAACAACGGATGATCGCGCGCCAGCGTGCGCTCGCCCCGGCTATTGGTCCGGTAGACCATGAGCGGCAGCGAGGCGATGGTGCCCGCCAGTAGATTGACGCAGGCCCATACGGCCGAAATCGCCAGCACGTTCTGATCGGTGATCGCCTCGCCCGCGTCCGAGCGCTGGCCATCGGGATACCAGCCGTCCGGGCTGCGCAAGGACAGCCGCCGGAAGAACGATGCCATTTTGCGGAGGAGGCTCACGCCGCTGCCCCCGCGAGGCTGCGGAAATAGCTATCCATGCCCGCCCCGACCGCCTCGGGGTTCTTACTCATCAGCATTGCCGCATCAAAGGCGGCGACGAGCGGGTCAATTTTCGCCTTGCCGGCGACCTGCTTGGTAATCAGCACCGCATTGCCTCTTTGTTCGACCTTTGCATTGCCGACGCACCACGCCATGAGCGGCGCGCCAGCGTGCCAAAGCGTGCCGTCCTTCAATTTGCGCTCTGTGCCTTGGATGACGCCCGAAAGGCGGTAGCCCTGTGGGATCGCGACGACCTGATCGCCAGTGATGCCGCGCACCGCCAGCGCATCGACCATGTTGGCGACGCCCACCGGATCGAGGCCGACGCCGGCCTTTTCCGGCAACAGCCCGGTATCCCGGACGCGGGCGATGATGTCGGCGACTTCCTCGAAATCCTGCGTCGGCGTTTCGCAAATGGTCAGATCGCCGTCGCGCTGGAAATCATGCAGCCGGTCGGCGATTTCCTTTCGCCGGGACAGCACATCCTTATGCGCCCAGGCATGCGACCAGAGCCGCCATTCACTGCGATTGCGCTTGCACCGCCCGATCGCCGCCAGCCCGAATAGATCGTCCAGCCCGCCGCCATCGATGCCGAAAACGATGGCGTCGGACTCGGCGATCAGCGAGTCGAGTGTGATGGACGGATCGGCCGCGCTTTCCCAATAATCGGCGCCGAGCCAGCGGTCGTCATGCAGGGCGACGCCGATTTCGACGTTCAGCCTTTGCGACGCCCATAGGCGCAAATCCTCGTCGCCTTTTTCGACCGCCGCCTGATAGCTCGATTTCAGCTTTTCAAGCGTGATCGAGCGGCCGAGGTTCGGATTGACCAGCGGCCAGACCGCCGGATCGCGCCACGCGCCGCTGCGCTGCATCTCCTCCGGGAATTCATAGAGGACCGGCAGCATACGGCTTTCTTTGATCCGGCCGTCGCGGACGCCGCGCGCATATCGGAGTTCCGTCTTGAATGCCCCGGCCGGCGGCTCGTCCGATTGCGTGGTGATCATGACGAGCACCGATTCCGGCGCCGGCATGCCGTTGCGAATCTGGACGATGATCCGGGCGGCGGCGGCCATGGACGACATAAGGTGCAGTTCGTCCAGCAACACGAAAACCGGTTTGGAGCCGGTGACGACCTTCATGTCGAAGGTCTTGACCTTGAGCCGGGCTTTGTTGCGCCGGTCTAGAATCGTCTTTGTATGGTGCGCGATATGGAAGCGCTTGCTTAGATAATCGTCGGCCTCGATCATCCCGACCGCCTGTTGAAAGGCTTGGTCGGAGACCTCATGCGTCGGCCCCACATAGATGAATTCGGCATGCGGCCGGGAGTTCATCAGCAAGGCGGTCAACGAGACCCCGGCGCCGCCGGTCGTCTTGTTGTTCTTTTTCGGCACCATGCAGAAAAGCTCCTGCACCATGCGCGTGTCGCCGACCATTGAGCCGAAGATGGCGCGCACGATATCGCGCTGCCATTCGCCGGCCGCCTCGCGCAGGAGCGGCTGGCCGGGCACATCGGGCAAGCGGAGCTTATTGAAGATATCCACCGCGCGGGCCGCCTCGGCCTCGTCCAGGGGCAAATCCGGGATCAGCGATTTACCGGCAAGGAGCCGTTGCTCCCAATCCGGGCAGGCGAAGTTCCAGCCGGTCAATTCAACAGCCGGCCCCAATCGGATTCGGTATGAGCGGTTTCGGCCTCGCGCTGCTGAATTTCCTTCTTGCCCGGCGGCCGATCGCGCTCACCATCCGGGCGCGGGACATATTGCGACCAGCCGAAGCGACATTGCAGCGCGAAGGTGATTGCCTTCAACGCCGTGCCATCGCTGCCGCTGGCGATCCGCAGGAGATTGGCGACCAGCTTAGTCTGAACGAGCGCGCCGCCGCGCCGCAGCTGGTCGCGATAGTGCTTGAATAGCGTGGCCTGAGTGATCCCCACGACCTCCGCAATATCCTTCGTCGGCACCGCGAAGCCCGATAGGACCTCGACCATTTTCCGGTCTTTTTCGGTCGGCTCATGCGGCGGCCGGCCGGCTTGTGTTCGCTTGCTCATGGCTTACCATTTTTGCTGCAATAACAACCACTTAGGAGTTGATTCCGGCCCCGGTCTCGATAGGTGTTGAGCACGCGCCAATGAGGCGCGGCGCCAACCAAGGAAGGACCTGAAAATGAACACGCCGAACCTGACCTCGCCGGAAGCCTACAACGCCGAAATCATCGCCAACGCGGTCAAATTCACCGCATCGCTTTTCCTCGGCCGCGGCGAATACGCCATCATCGAAGCGACCACCCGCGATGAAATCGACCAGCTGGCCGAAATGCTTTCGACGGAGCACCCCAAGGTAAAAGCGAAGCCGGTCATCACCGCCTTTGACGCAGCCGGCAATCAGGCGATCATTTCCGGCCAGCCGGCCAAGCCCCCGAAGGCGCCGAAGGCTGAAAAGCCCGCCAAGGCGCCGAAAGCCGCCGCGCCGGCCGCTGAAAAGGCCCTCGGCAAGCGCGCGCAGATCGCCGCCGATGCCGAGGCCGGCATCATCCCGGCAAAGCCGGATTTCTCGGCCCCAACCCACGCCCGTTTCCGCAAGAAGCTGGACGAGATCGCCGCGCTGGTCGAAAAGGGCGACATCAAGGCTTTGAAGGCCTACCCGATTAACCCGGTTTCCTCCTCGCCGAACGCGATGGACAAATATCGGAACCTCGCGGTCATCGCCCTTAAGGCGCAGCGCAAAGCGGCAAAGGCCGAGGAAGCCAGCGCGACGGGAGCGGCCCAATGACCGCTATGATTTTCGCCGCCGCGATGTTGATCGTTGGCAATCACGCTTCCGCCCGGCTGGTTTGCACACCAGCCGGAGCCGGGCAAGAATTCGGATGCAAGGAGCCGCCGCGCTGGATTTGCAGCCCAAGCGGCGCCGCCCTGAAATCCAAGTGCTATGGATGGACCGCACAATGAGTTGGGATGATCCCGCCGCCCGCGCCCGCCTGGTCGAATAAATCGTGGGAGGGGCCGAGTGCCGATCCCGGAGAGAAGCGCGGACCGCGAAAAGACGTTGAGCGCTGCACGAGCCGGACGCAGACGGTGAACGCCTGCTTCTGTAGAGCGGCGATTTCGGCTGGAAAGCGCCATGACCTGACGTTCACGCCGCGCCTCGATGGCAGACGTTCCCTCTAAGACCGGATCGCCTGTAGCCGACGTCTCATAGGAAAAGATGCACGGCATCCTTCGTCCACGGCTCGCATTTTCCAGCCTGAGGTTGAGTTCACGCGGTCCTTGGAAACCGCGTGCTACATCTCCTGAACGACAAGGCTGAGCTCTTTGAGCGAGGCGATGCGGACCAATCGTTTGGCGAAAAAAGAACGCAGCCCTCACGACCAATCATCATCGCGTCGCGCTCACAACTCCACGCCACTAGCCGCGGAGACGCTCCGCGGCCGGGCGTTAATAGTTAAACTTGTACGCTTTGTCAGCACATCAGATATATACTCGTGCTCATGTACTCCTCCCCCTGGGCTCTTATCTGATGGGAAAAGGCCGCTTTTGCATTGACGGGGGCCGCTATCTCTTGGTCTACCTTCAGCTCCGGCAATTTTGATACAATAGCTTTTGTCTGCTCCCCTACACACTGAATTCCCTTATTTCCTATTATTGCGTCATGCACCTTATTGCGCAGCTCCGGTCCTGCACGCCCTTTCCACCTCGATACGGTAACCTTCCCAGGAGATGTTCTTTCGTAGAACGCAAGTTCTGAATTTTTGCTTGTTTCTAACGTAAAAATGTAGACCCGCCTCGACGGCAGATCTCTCTGTACGTCCTCTAATTTTTGAATGATCGTGTCAGCGTCTCCATACAACGATATAACCTCAGGTGACCACGATTCTTCTTCGCACCCGGGTCCTAACAGCGCGTTCATAACCATAGTAGGGCCTCCTTTACGTTGATTGCCGGAGATCGGCACAACTGCCACCGTACCCCCACATGGGTCACACGAGGAGTCACCCAATTGTAGTAGAAGAAGCTGTACGGAATGGAGAATTGCGACGGTCGATTGCGCCCGCTGATAAAAAGAGGGAAGCTAGCCAAGCGTCCGGCTACTGCGCCAGCCGGAAATTGGAGGCGTAATTGTCATGAACCACGCTGATCCAGTCACGGAATTCCACCGTTGGTACTATGATGCAGAGCTGTGGAACAAGACTTACTTCCTAGGGGTCCGCACGCTGAAGTGCGTCTTCGATCTGTGGCAATACCAGGAAATCTTGACCGAGCTGAGACCGGACTTGGTGGTCGAAACAGGCTGCTATCTTGGCGGAGCAACACTGTTTTTCTCGACCATTCTTGAGATGGTCAACCCCAATGGTCAGGTGATAACAGTGGAGACAAATCCTGACCGAATTGATCCGTCTGTGAGGGCCCGCTCAAACATCGAAATTATTGCTGGCTCCTCTACTGATCCGACTATCGCCAGCCTGCTTCGGACGCGGAGGGCGGCTTGCAGTGGTCTCGCGTTTTTCATTTTCGACGCTAGACCGCGAAAGGATCATGTACTGAGTGAGATGATCAACTTTCGAGAGGTAATACAGCCTTCGGATTATCTGGTGGTAGAAGATTCCAACGTTAACGGTCATCCGGTCCTACCGGAGTGGGGGCCGGGTCCGATGGAAGCTATAAGGGAATACGAAAAGCTATATCCGGCGGATTATGTACATGATGAACAACGGGAACAGAAGTTCGGTGTAACGTTTGCGCCGTATGGATTTATGCGAAGAAGGTAGTCCGGTCCTGTCGGGCTTTTGAGGTGATGCTGAACTGCCCCAGAGCCAGCTGTCTCGCTCCAAACCGGCTCTGGGCATGTCCGCTCCCATACCGCGTTTCGTGTCGCGAGCGGCGATTCTGGGTCATCGGGGTGAATGCGCCATCAACGTTCGGACTTACGCTCAGGGCCGACTGCGGACGACGACCTCGCCTCGTCACACCCAAGGAAAAAGCTCGAAAGAACCTTGACCTCACCCCGCCGATTAGAGAAGGACGCCGCGAGCCGGCTTTTTGGCTGGTCGGCGATCATGGCGTCTACCTGATGCACATGGCCCGGCCGTTGCTGGGCTTTTTTACGTCGCCGTTGCCGGTCCGGTGACATTCCAGAAAAGCACCACCCCGGAGCCGCGCCGGGCCTTGCATAACTCCCAAGCCTTGGCATCATAGTGCGGATCGCTCGGGAACGGCGGGCGGCTCTTGCAGCGATCTGAGAAGCTTTGCGGGTGGACATGGACCTCGCCACCGACGCGATCGGGGCTCACCGGCTTGCCGATCTGGACGACATGCAAATTTGCATTCGGCCATGCGGCTTTCAGGCCCCGCGCCAGCACGCCCGATCCGGCCGCACACCAGATTTCGTCCGGGGCGACATTAATCATGCGCGCTGCCTTGGCGATCAGCGGGCCGGCTTGCGGCACATCGAGCCCGAAAGGCAGTAATCGAGCCCCGCGATCGGCCGCGTAGCGGCGCGCCCTCGCCCGAACAACGGACAGATATCCGGGCGAGACCTGTAGGACCTTGGCGCCGAGCGCCTTGGCCATAAGCGATCGATGGTGCGGCGTCTGGCGCCGGGCGATAAAGATTGTCGCGCGCTTGCCCAGCTGGCCGGCGCAATGCGCCAGCGCCGTCTGCGCCCCGCCCTCGGGAGGGCTGGCATAGACCAGTTCGTCTGCATCCTCGAAAAGCGGGGGAATGAACCGCGCCTTGGTGCCGCCGGGGAATAAATCATCGCGGACGACATGGATGCCGTCATGGACGCTGACAATCGGCTTCAAAGCTCCTCGCCATATTCCGTGTCGCCGCCGCCGTCGATCTCGCCGAATTCGACCGCGCCGATTGCCGCCGTGGCTTTCTTCGGATCGCCCTTGCAAAAGACCAGCACATTCTGATGCGTCTTGCCGAGCTTGCGCGTCGCCTCGAATTGCTTGGCGGCGCGTATTGGCAATGATCCGGCGGCGGTAATCAGGATGGCCTCATTATGGAAAGCCAGCCCGGCCGCTTGAAAGGCGGCGATCGTATCCGGGACAAAGCCATAATAGGCGCCGCGCTTGTCGCGGACCTCGCCGACGACGAAGCACGCGAAGCGGTCATCTTTCAGGATCGCGCAGCTTTTCGCGATGATCTCGCGATAGGCGGCGACGAATTCGGGATAGGCCATATTCGACAAATCGCGCGGATCGTCCGAATAGATTTCCAGATCAGCATAGGGCGGGCAGGAGAAAATGAAGTCGGCGGCCAGGCCCTCGGCCAGGCTATCAATGTCCCGGCTGTCGGCGTTGATCCAGCGCGGTTCCGGGGCGCCGCATATCTTGGCCGCTTGTTCCTGATTGGCGGCGATCTGCCGGGCCGACAAATCGATGCCGAGGTAGGATCGGCCGAGCTTGCTGGCGACGATGCCACGCACCGAGCCGCCCGAGAATGGATCGAGGATCACGCCGCCCGGCGGGCAAAACCAGCGATAGGCAAGCTCGCAAAGCACCGGATCGAAGATCGACGTGCCGGTCTGCCCGGCCGACATGCCGCCCTCGATATCGCCCTCGGCGATCTTCTGTTGCACCCACTCTTGCGTCTGGATCGAGCGCGTCATTTGGCGCCCCCGACAATATGCTCGCCGCGCATCAAATCCTGTCCGAAGGTCCGCGCCGCCGTCTTGCCGTTCGCCTTGCGCTTGCGCTTGGCCGGATCGGGCTCGTTGATGGTGTCGGAAAATTGCAGGAGGTTCTCGCCGCGCCCGAGTTCCGATTGGATGCCAAGCGCCAGCCACGCCGCTTTGCGCGCTTGCCACCAGCCCTCGCGAGCATTCAGCACCGAGAACGGCGGCAGGCCGAAGCGCTCGGCAAGCGATACTTTCGGCGGATCGGGCTCGGCCGGCTCGGCGAATAGATCGGCGAGGTAATCGTCATCAAAGCCGAGGAGCGCGCGGTCAAATCCAAGGTCGTCAAGCGCCCCGATTTCGACCCGCAGCAATTCCTCATTCCATCCGGCGTTCAGCGCCAGCTGATTGTCGGCGATCACATAGGCGCGCTTTTTCGCCTCGGTCCAGCCGGCGGCGACGATGACCGGGACCTCGCTGGCGCCGAGCCGCTTGGCCGCCATCAGCCGACCGTGCCCGGCGATGATCCCCCCGCCCTCGTCAATCAGGATCGGCATGGTCCAGCCGAACTCCCGAATGCTGGCCTCGATCTGCGCGACCTGTTCGTCGGTATGGGTGCGCGGATTGTTGGCATAGGGCTCAAGGGCCGAAACAGCCCGCCTCTCGACCTTACAGGCTGCCCAATCTTCGGCGTTTTCCATGATGGACTTTAAAAATCCTCTGTTTTCCGCTCTCGCTTTTTTCCCCGGCGCGAAAAAAAATTTACGAATGCCGCGGGGGCCGGCCAGCAGGGAGGAGCCTTCTTTAAGTTTTCACCCCCCCGGTTCAGGCCAACTGTTCACGGGCACGAGCGCCTGGAAATATCTGCCGGGGCTTCCATTGGAACCCTCACATCAAGTCTTCCATCAATCTGTCGAGGAGCTTGCTGACTTCGTCAAATCCGGCACGACTTTTCCATGCCAGATAAATGATCGAGATTGGCAGCGGCAGAAAGCTTATCCCGACCGAGGAAAACGCCATCCAACCGGATAGGCACCGAGGGTTATAGATGCCCAGCCAAATCCAGCCTAGGGAGGCAACTGCAAAGAGAAATGTAACGACTGCGCACACATTTATTTTTTCAGATAAGTCTTTGTCGCAGGCTATTAATTTTACCTTCGCTTTAGATAGCGCGCTGAGGTGCGCTTGTTTTTGCGCTGCATCTATATAATTTCGGCCCTCAACGATTGATTGAATGGCAGGGATGCGGGCGACCGGCACTCGGCGATTAAAAACAACTAACTCGCGGAAGACGGGTAACGCTAAATTAATGCCGAACGATATTGATAGTAAGTCGTTAAAATCCTTGAGAGTAACGCAAGAAACCGACGCTAGATCGTGATATGCCACTGAAGCTTTCCCCCGAACCGAAAACGGTTAAACTTATCCGAACCGCTAGGCAGCTGACTAGCGCGACGGTCGCTGATGCGGCAAATTTTCCACTGGAGCTTCTCGAAACTGTTGAGAACGAGAAGACTGAACTGCCGAAAGGCAAAGTTCTAGCGTTGGCGAAAGCTTTGGCAGTGCCTACGCAATTTCTATTCTTCAGAAATCTTGAAATCGAAAGCAATCTTCCCGATTTTCGAACAGTGGCAAACCGGCCAGCAATACTAACTTCTGCCGGGCTAGCACGCGTTCAGCGCGCCAAGTCAATCATTTCCTATTTGGACGATGAACTTTTCCGTAAGGATGCAGATTCCGCCCTTACGAACGCGATAAGCATGGACACGACGGTCAGCGCTGCAGCCAGAAAGCTGAGCTTGTACTATACGCCCGTCAAGAAGAGCGACGGCACCGTTGATCCTGTCGCAACGTTTCGTGAAACACGCATTTCTATCGAGAAAGAAGGCGCAATAGTCCTGTGTGACCGTGTCGCGAACGACAGTTTTCGAGGTTTTTGCTTTTCTGAGAAGGGGCATTTTCCCCTAATCCTTATTAATACGGCCGATCAGCGCCCCGCAACGAAGTTGTTCACCCTTATGCACGAGATGGTGCATGTGCTGCTTGGTCGCACCGGCATCTCTGATCCGAACATTCTCGAAAACAAGGTTGAACAATTCTGCAACCGCGTCACCGCAAGCGTGATGATGCCTGACGAGGAGTTTCGCAAACAGTTTGCGTCGATCACCCGTAAAGACGTGAGAGTTACTACGAATGCCCTCGCCCGCTATTTTGGCGTAAGCAAGTCGGCGGCAGCTCTGAGGGTGTCTGACCTAAAGCTTGCCGATGATTTTTATGGCCGATGGCTACGCGCGCTACCTCCGAAGATTCCGCCAATACAAGAAGAGGACGAAGGGGAAGAACAATCCGGGGGCGGTGGCATCCCGGCCCAAATCGGCAGATTTGGCTATCTGCTACCGAAGGTCCTAGGGAAAGCAATCAACTCCCGCTCCATTTCGATGATGGATGCCTACCGGCTAACGCATCTGAAGCCCCAGACCTTCAGTGAACTTGCCAAAATTGGTGAGAAGAGACTGGGGCAATAATCGTGGGGTCATACGAGGGGGTAAAGTACGTACTTGACCTTGAGGCTTGCCTAGACTTCGCAAGCGCAGGTGAGAACCGCAAGGCAGCATTGTTTCAAGCGGCAGCCGATCAAGGAGTTGCGATCACCGTTGAAGTGTTGAAGCAGTTGCGGATTTTTAATCGTGACCTCGCGGACGAATTTGAGCAATCGCCAATAAGAATCGTCGAATGCGACGAGAAGATATACCAGGCGATAGAGACTTTGGCACAGTTGCTAGCTGTCTCCTCTGCAAAGCTGGATGATGCCGCGAACGAGAAGCTCCCAATATTGGCAGTCGTAAATTGCGCTCAGAATGGAAGCCTGCCCAAGTGCGTACTTGTGAGTGGCGATCCGGGACATCATCGATCCTCGATGCGCACGCTCGGTGCTGAGCTGAGAATAACAATAATCCCTGTTAGTAAAGCCTTCTAGGGGGTTTAATCGCTTACAGCGCCAGCGGCGGGAGATCGCCTCTTTACGACCGCTGCTAAGCCAGTTGCCGAAATCGTCATAGGTCAAGGCAAGGGCTACTTGACGGTAAGCCTTGCGTCGTCCGCAGTCTCGCCGCGACCCTCTTTGTGGGGCGATCCCGGTGACGAGCATGAAGATGATCAGCGCGCCGACGATGGCCAGCACCGGAAATGCAATGTGCGGAGGCATGGCAGTCAATCCCATTGGCCGTGCGGGATTACTTGTTCTTCCCGCTGGATTTCCGAATCGTGCACCCGTTTCGATACGGTCTGGATGTTGTTGATGTCCCAAAAGAGCTTCGGGTCGCCTCGATGCGGGGTCTTATGGTGGGCGACGGGGCTATTCGGGGCCGGCGCCTTTGCGGTGCAAAGCTCGCCTGTCCGCTGGCATGTGTAATTGTCGCGGGTGAACACCGCTTGGCGCAGGTCCTCCCATGCGGCGGTATTGTACCAAGCACGCCACGGCTGGAAGGTCCGCCGCTTCTTGTCGTCGGACGCATAGCCGACCAGCGGCGCCAGCGAAGAAATGTTTGCTTGCAAAGCGCGGAGACGAGGCATCGCATCGAGCACCGATCGAGCCGGCGCTCCCTATGTCTAGTGCCAATGACGGGGATATAGCTGCTTTATATGGTTTTCGGTCACGCTCGTCAAATCGGCAAAGAAAATTTGCAAGCCCAAAACCTCATCTCAAAGAGTGCTGCTACCGGCGTGCGCCCGAGCTAGGTATGGCAGGTGCTAAGGTCATAGCCGATGTCGATTTCAGATTGGAACCTTGGCTCGCAGAGTGGCCGGCGAATGACGCGCGACTGACATCGATAGTCTTCTGCGCCCGAGACGGCCATGAGGACCGTGTCACGGTCGCCGGGCAGCCATCAAATCGATCCTGCCTCCATGCACAGCTCGCCGATCTGAGCTTCAATTTGTTTTGCCTGCCGACGGAGCTCCGCGTTAGTGTCTAGAAGCTGTTTGTAGTCCCTCCAATGCCCCGCCAGGACACTATCTGCCAAGGCAGTACTTTTCTCCTTTCCACACTGAGAATCTAAAGCATATCCCTTGGCATCGGCATATGCGCAATGAGACATTGCGCCAAGCGCCTCGATGGTCGCACGCAGGCTTCGCTGGGATGGTCTAAAGTCTCTGCGAAGCTGTACGCATCTTGGATCGTCGGAGTATAAACCACGCCGCGCGCATAGCGCCGCGTCTGGTTTGCGGTAATGAAGTGATTCCCATTTTGTGCATTTGGATTCATCACATTGATCGGACGAGCTTATGCACGTTGTATAAGAGCTGGCACGAGCTGTATCACAATACAAAACATCTTTCTCTTTTCCGTGGCAATTATTTAGGGTCATTAACTCTAGGTCGCCAAAACCTCCGCACTGGCAGGCGTCACGTGGCAAATGCCCCGCCCAATGGCATCCGTTCCGTTTTCGTACATACTCGTCTGTCCCGGCTATCGCCAACTCCAGGAACACATCGATCTCGATCCACGTGCGCCGATGATCGCCGGGCACGCCCGTGCCGGTTGTTGCAAGCCGAACCCGGAGAGTCTGTTCATTCGGAAAATCAACTCCGTACGCATACCACCCCCCGCTGCTGATTTTGTGATTAAATAAGAGGTGATCGTTGCGCTCCCCACGATTGCTAATCTCTACGACATTCAGGTTGCAAAATTCCCACCCCTCTCCAAGCTCATACTCTCTCTCTACAAAATTCACACCGGTGGCTAGCCATCCGGAAGTCGCGCTAAAACGACCGCTTAAGAGCCGTTTTTTAGGTTCGGTTACCCGACCGACACGTTTCAACTCTGCAAGAATTTCCGCATCAGTTGGTAACGTCGCATTGGGAACTTCGTTGGGGACTTGGTTGGGGACTTGGTTGGGAACCTGCAGTCCTCCCTCAGAATCGTGCAAGAAAGGAGGGAGGATATGCTCTTGCGCCGTGTCCTCGGCAGCTCGTCTGTCCTGGGCATTTACTGGACCACAGACGAGTCCAATTAGAACAAGCCAGATTAATGTCGCCGATGTATGGGAGCAAGCCGAGCCCATTTGTGCCTCCACCTCCAACATATCCGGCTATTTGGAGTAGGTAAAGACTTACGCGCGGCGAGAAGCGCTCGAGCGATGCGTTCCGGGATCGGCACGGGCTGGCCATCACGCCAGAGAGGGACGGTAACTTTCCACGTCATGGGCGCGTGATGGGCCTCAGCGGCGCCGGGTGGCAAGGCCCCACAAATCGGCAAGATCGTCCAGGCAGGACCGGAGTTCATTGGCGGCGGCTAGCTTGCCGCGCCTCGATCGCCCGAGTTCATGCAAGGCATATCCCTCGCCGCATATCCGGCATACCAGCTGATAACGATCAGGATCACGCAATCGGCGCCAGGCGCGGCGCAATTCATCGGCGGCCATCAGCTGCCGCTCGGTGATCGGATCGGATCGCCGGCCGCCGTCCACCGGCTCCTTGCCATAGTCGATGGCGCCGGCACCCTTGCCGCCCATTGTCTCCCATAAGGCGCCGAACTTGTTGGCGGCGGCCAGCTGCGCGGGATCGAGCCGGCCGCGCGAATAAAGCAAGATCACCGCGCTCTGGCGGGTGTTGATCACCGCATTGATTTGCTTCGGATTACCGGCGGTCCCTGAGTGGGCGCGGCTATAGAAGGGATTATCGACGACGACGGCGCGCAAAGATCGGTGCGGATCGCGCGTTTTCCTCTTTGCCATGGGGCTCCTCGGGGCGATTCAGCGATTACCCCGATTATACCAGAATGCGAAATTCGCCAGATTTTGCACTTTGCGATGGTGGCACCATTGCGAGTCGGCCAAATCATTGTGTTAAAGGTGAACTCGGCTCTCCAGCCTCATCGTTAACGGGATGTGAGGTTTGTTTGTCGAACATTGCCGTTACATCAAATTTCTTATTCGGTCTTATCGGGCGGTATCTCAAGTGACGACTATTCAAGTCGATAACCAAAAGCTGGAGGATTTGATATCAGCCGGTGCCTCATCCGGCGGGTCAGAGCTCGCCAATTATCAGCTCTTTATTATTGGGCTTTGTGAAGCTCTCGGTCTTCCGCGACCGCATATGGCGCAGGAACGTAATGAACTGAACGATTACGTTTTCGAGCGTCGCGTAGATTTCAAACATCCCGATGGCTCCCGAACAGCGGGTAGAATCGACTGCTATCGGCGCGGCTGCTTCATTCTTGAAGCCAAGCAGTCCGGTAAGCGCCAATCTGCAAAGCTCGATCCTGACCAGATGCTATTAATCCCGGAAGACGCTACCCAACGGAAGCCGGGACAGGCAAAGCGTGGGACGCGCGGTTGGGACCAGGTGATGCTCGCCGCGCGCAAGCAGGCCGAGGACTACGCCCGCGCGCTTCCGATCGAGCATGGCTATCCGCCCTTTTTGCTCGTGGTCGATGTCGGGCACGTCATCGAAGTCTATGCCGATTTCTCCGGTCAAGGAAAGAACTATGCCCATTTCCCCGACCGTCAGAGCTACCGCATCGGCATGGACGATCTTCGCGCCGAGAAGGTTCAGGCGCGGCTGCGGGCAATCTGGACCGATCCACTTTCGCTGGACCCGACGCGCATATCGGCGGAGGTGACTCGCGACATCGCGGAACGTCTGGCGAAGATCGCCAAGCGGCTGGAAGGCAAGCACGACGCTAAGGACGTGGCAGAGTTTCTGATGCGCTGCCTGTTCACCATGTTCGCGGAGGACGTGAAGCTCCTTCCTGACAAGGGGTTTCACAAGCTCCTCGGTCAGATGAAGGACACACCGGAAAATTTTGTAGCGGCGCTGGAAAGTCTATGGGCCGTTATGGATGGTGGCGGTTACGCTCCGCACCTCAACGCCACCTTGAAGAAATTCAACGGCTCTCTGTTCAAGAAGCGTGCGGCGTTGCCGCTTGACCGGGACGATATCAACGAGTTGTGGATCGCGGCCGGCAAAGACTGGTCGGATGTCGAGCCTGCGATCTTCGGCACCTTGCTTGAGCGGGCACTTGATGCGCGTGAGCGTTCGAAACTGGGTGCTCACTATACGCCTCGCGCCTATGTTGAACGTCTGGTGGTCCCCACTATCATCGAGCCTTTGCGCGCCGATTGGGAACTGGTTCAGGGGCAAGTGAAGGAACTGCGCGATAAGGGAAACGACGCCGGGGCTCTGGCGGCAGTCAAAGCGTATCATCATAAGCTCTGCACCACGCGCGTGCTGGACCCGGCCTGCGGCACCGGCAACTTCCTATATGTCAGCCTGGAATTGATGAAGCGCCTCGAAGGCGAGGTGCTGGAGGCGCTGGACTATCTCGGCGAGGATCAGGCGCGATTGTCGATGGAAGGGGAGACGGTCAGCCCGCGCCAGTTCTACGGGCTGGAGCTAAATCCGCGAGCGGTGCCCATTGCCGACCTCGTGCTGTGGATCGGCTACCTGAAATGGCAGCTTAAGACTGCTGGGCTTGCAGCGATCACCGAGCCGATCCTGCACGCGTATGGCACGATCAAGCAGCAGGACGCTGTCATTGCCTATGACCGGCAGGAGGTACAGCGCGACGAGAACGGACGGCCACTGTCGCGCTGGGACGGAGTGACGAAGAAGCTGCACCCGATCACTGGCGAGGAAATCCCAGATCCCGATGCTACCGTGCCGCTCTACACCTATGTGAACCCGAAGCGCGCGCCTTGGCCAGAGGTAGAGTTCATCGTCGGCAACCCGCCCTTCATTGGTGGCAAAGACATGCGGGCTGAACTGGGTGATGGCTATGCAGAGGCATGCTGGGCTGCGCGCCCCCACATCTCTGGAGGGGCTGATTTCGTCATGCACTTCTGGGACGAGGCAGCAACTCGCCTCTTGCGCAAGCCGATTAAAGGTCAGTCGAACCCGCTGAGGCGCTTCGGCTTTATCACCACGAACTCCATCACGCAGACCTTCTCCCGGCGCGTAATCGAGCAACACATGGCCGCCAAAGAACCTTTGTCGCTCGTCTTCGCGGTCCCGGATCATCCGTGGCTGAAAGCATCCGGCAAGGCCGCTGTGCGTATCGCCATGACGGTGGTGGAGCAAGGTGAACATGAAGGCGTGCTGGCGGAGGTGGTATCTGAAGCCCAGCTGAACACGGATACGCCGCAGATTGGACTTGATACACGACAGGGAAGGATCGCCAGCCATCTGAGGCTCGGAGCCGATATCGCAACTGCTAAAACGTTGCTATCCAATCAACTAATTTCTAGTCCCGGGGTGAAGCTTCACGGGGCAGGTTTCATCGTGACACCCCAGAAGGCGGACACACTCGGACTAGGTAAGGTGCCCGGCATCAATGAGATCATCAGAGATTACCGCAATGGCCGCGATATAGCTCAGCGACCTCGTGGAATGAAAGTGATCGACCTCTTCGGAAAAGACATTTCAGTTGTGAGCGCCCACTTCCCTGCCGTCTATCAGCACGTTTTGGAAACTGTTAAACCGGAGCGTGACCACAACAATCGCGAAAGCTACAGGGAAAAATGGTGGACCTTTGGCGAGCCACGTCATGAAATGCGCAGCTACCTAAAAGGCTGCAAGCGCTATATAGCCACGGTCTTGACAAGCAAGCACCGATTTTTTCAGTTCCTAAGTTCAGAGATACTTCCAGATGATGCGCTGGCAACGATTGGCCTTTCAGGTGGTGAAATTCTTTCTGTGCTTTCATCAAGAGTTCATTGGGAGTGGGTCAAGGCGACAGCTAGCTCCATTGGCATGTATGAGGGGCCAGTTCGATACATCAAAACGAACGTATTCGATCCCTTTCCATTTCCCCTCTCGGTCAACCCGGCACTTAAGGCCGATGATTCGCTCCATGCCCAACAGGAGCGACTGCGCGAACTCGGCGAACGGCTCGATACCTTTCGCAAACAGCGGCTGGCTGAGCATTCTTTCCTGACAATGACTGGCCTCTACAATGCGCTGGAGCGCCTGCGCGAATTGGAAAATGGCTGCGATGTGTCCCCTCTCACAGACGCCGAGCGCGATGTGCATCAAGCCGGCTTGATTTCGGTGCTGAAGGAAATCCACGATGACGTAGATCGTGCGGTGCTCACGGCATACGGTTGGCAAGACTTGATCCCGATGTTGGTCGGCAAACCCGGTGCCACCCTGCCGTCGCCGCATACGTCGGCAGAGCAGGAGCAAGCCGAGGAAGAACTTTTGAGTCGGTTGGTTACTCTCAACAACGAGCGGGCGGCGGAAGAAAAGCGCGGTATAGTTCATTGGCTGCGCCCCGACTACCAGATATCGAAGCTGGGTGTGAAAGCGCCCAAGCCGCAAGGCGAGCATGTTGGCACACTCGACTTCGAACTACCCGACACTGCGACGCGCCCGAAATGGCCGTCCGATGGGCTGGAACAAATTAGGCTGGTACGCGATCTTCTTGCCAGGGCTCCAGCCCCGACGCCACCCGACGCGATCGCCAGCGTATTCGACGGTAGGAACACTTCCAAGCGCCGGGACCGCGTCGCGGAGGTGCTGCAGACATTGGTGGCAACTGGCTTGGCTCGTGCGGGTGAAGTAGAAGGTCAACAGCGCTATTTCTTGCCGAGGTAGAGCGTGGTGCACTTGGCGCTCAGCTCATATCTGTTCCGACGCCATGCCGGGCCGCCGGGGGGCCGAGCCCCTCCCTGAGCTCCCCGTTCCGCTCACGCTGATCATCTTCACGATGGAGCGATTCGCCGGTCCCATGGATTGGCGCGTCCTTGGGGATGAGCCGTTCCGGGTCCAGTGCATGCAGAACGAATTCATGCGTGGCGCCGGGCATGAAAACCACCGTCCCGACCTCGGGGGCCGGCGTGGTCAGATCGTAGAGCGCGAGCAGATATTGGCTCCAGACCGGGTGCGCCCATGGCGCGTCGATGATCCACGCGGCGCTGAACACGCCGGTTTGCGTCGGGATGATTTCCCGCCAAGCATAGGTCATAGCTTGATCGCTCCTTTCGCCAGCATAGCGTAAGCGGCCCGGCCTTCCGGGCTTGCCGCCCACTCGTCGCTTTCCGCTTTCGAGGCGTCAAATTCGCCGTTGTGGTGCCGGCGGCGCAATTGCTCGGCCGCCTTGTTCCCGCGTCTGGCCGCCTTTTGCAGATCGGAATCGAGGACCAGCGAGGGGAAATCCAGCGGCGATAGATAGTCGTGGTAAAGGCCCTGGCGCGCTCTTTTCGCCATATCCGGGAGCCCGGCATTCTCGAGTTCTTGAGCGAGAAAATCCTTGGTGTGCACAGCTTTCCTCCGTTCGGTTCAATGCTTCAGGATGCGGGTGCGACTGAGCGCCTCCGAGATTTGGACTGGTTCGTTGCTGAAATCGGGAGGGTCGTTGGCCGGCTGATGGTGGCGCTTCGCGCGCCCAGCTACGAGTCTGGAGTTATAAGGTTCTTGCTTATTCTGGATTCTGGATTCTGGAGTCATGCGGCCCGCATTGCGCAGCCGATTTTCCTCTTCATTTTCAGTGTCTTTCGCCCATCGAATTGCCGCCAATTTCGCTCCGTTTGCGCTCCGTTTGCGCTCCGCTATCATTTTTCGGCAATAGATTGTGCCGTGCGTTGTGACGCTGAAAACGCCCTTCTTCCGTAGCTCATCGAGCAGCTTTTCGACCTTGGCGACCGGCGTGTTCGTCAGGCCGGCCAGCGTCGGCGGATCGATCTTCTTTCGCCCGAGCTTGAGGTGGCCGCGCGGCGATGCGGAGTCCATCAGGCAAAGCATGTCGATCCACAGGCCCCTCGCGGCGAGGCTGCACGTGCGCAATTCGGAGTCGCCGATCCAGTCTCGGGGATAGAATTTCATCCACCTTGTGGCAGACGAGGATGCGGGTTTTTTCTTGGTCATGCCGCGACCTCCTTTTTGATGCTTTGGGCGACCGCCCTTGCCACCGCCCGGCCCATGGCCAGCGGCACGCCGTTTCCGAGGACATGGATTGCAAAGGCGCGCGAGGAGTTGAATTCAACCAGCCGGCGGCCGATCTCGGGAACGCCTTGTAGGCGGGCATACTCGGCAATCGGGAGATTGCCCGGCAGGAAGCCTTTATCTTTGGCATATTGCCCGCCGCCCCGCTTATGGGTGCTGGCCATGACCGAATGAGAGGCATCGCCAGCGGCGCGCGGCGAGACCAGCGCCATGAATGGCCATGTCCAGAAGGCCCGCACGCGCGAGGTATGGCCGTGGCAATCGTAATCCCCGAGTTTGAAATGAAACCAGTCGCGCGGGATCGCGGGATGGCCGATCGCTTGCGGGACGTTTTCCATGACCGCCCAGGCAGGGTGCACCGCCTCGAAAACGCGGATAAATTCGGGGATCAGGTCGTCTTTCTCGCTACCGACGATCGCCCCGGCTGTACTGAATTTCTGGCAAGGCGGGCCGCCGATTACGCCGTCAAAGCGCTCGGCCGGCGGATGGAAGCGGCGGATATCGCCGCCCCACAATAGGTCAGGCCCGCGCACGATGCAGAACCCGGCTTCTTCGAATGCCATGTCCAGTAGGCCAATGCCGGGAAAGAGGCTGAGGACAAGCTGCGTCATGCGGCCACCCCGGCCGCCAAAAGGCGAAATTGCTGAGAGCACGTCGCAGCCCACCGGGCGATGCATGCGGCCTCAGCCTCGTCTTCGTTGCCGGCCTCGATCCGGAGGGCCTTGCAATAGGCTTTCGCTTGCGCCTTGGCGTCCGCGCGGGACAGCTTGCCGCCGCCCTTGCCATAGATCGCGGCGCGCCATGTGGCCGGCGGAACGGACTCATGCGGAATGCGGTAGCTGATCGCCTCGCCCCGGATGATGCCTTGGATTTCCGGCAAGAGCAGTTGGTCGGCATTGACTGTCCAGACGACAGGATCGTCACCGCCCAGCCCGAGCAGATCGGGGTTCGGCTTCTTGGGATAGGCCGAAATGCGCCGCCGGGCGCGCTCCCACACGATGAAATCGGGGCGGCGCTCTTTCGGCCCGACCAGCCGCTTGAACTGGCGCGCGAACAGTTCGCATTTTTCCTCGGGATCGCCCGCGTCCTTGCACGAGAACGAGCCGCAACGCATGTCGCGCTCGTCGCCGGGGTATTCGTAAAGAGCGAACCCGGTGCGTGTGATGGACTGGTCGAGGCCGAGGATCAGCATGAGGCCGGCGCCCCCACGTAACTTTTTGCCGTTTCATTTGAGGGCCGGCCGATGAATTGCGGGCCGCCTGAGTGGCGCCGATCAAAACGATACCAGCTGCAGGAGTCTTTCGACTGATGCTTCGTTCCAGGCACCCATTTGAGCCGGCCGACAGCGACGATGTGGGAGCAAAAATCCAGATATGGCGCCGCCTGCTTGGTGTGCGCCCAATCGGCGTCGAACAGAAGCCATGTCGGCAGGAGATCGGAAAAGCGTTCGATCATTGGGTGCATGACCGAGCGCGTCCAAGGAGGGTTTGTGACGATGGCGTCGGCGCTCTGAAATATGTTTGGATCGCAGGTCAGGGCGTCGAAGCCGTCGCGCAGATCGCGGGCAAAGGCGCAAAGGAAGCCGAAGCGGCATAGATGCGCGACCAGATTGCCGGCGCCAGCGCACGGCTCGACAAAGGTCACGATCCCCTCGGCGCGCAGATGCGGGATCACCGGCATTACCCCCTTCAAGGGGGTGGCGTAATCGTCCGCCTTGCGCCGGGGGAACGAGGACCGCTTACCCATGGCGCGGCACCCGAGGCTGATAGCCGATCAGCTGATGATAGGGGCACCATTTCTGGCCCTTGCGGGTGCCAGCGCCGCAAAATAGGTGCTGATCCGGGGCGGCGCTATGCGGGCTCACCGGCCAATGGCAATCGCCGCGCTTCAATTCGGCCAGCGGCACGAAGCGCATGGGCGGCGGCGGCAGCTGGACGACCGGCGCCGGGGCGGCTTTTACTTTCGCGGCGACTTTTTTCACCGGCCACCTCCTCCGGCTCGCGACTTTGGGCGGGCGCTTCATCAGCGCCCTTAATCGGTCATTGCGGAAAATCCGGCCGATGGCCGCGCCTCGGGAAATTCCCATCGCTTGGCCGATCTTCGCGGCCGACCAGCCTTTTTCGAGCATGCCGGCCACCTTCTCGCGGTCGGCCTCTTTCCAGATGACGTTCTCGGGTTCTCGATTTGGCATGGCGGGGCCTCCTATTCGGCGGCCTCGGCCAGATCGGCCTCGTCGTCGTCCTCGGGGTCGTTTCCGCCATCATCAGCGGCGGCCAGATCGGCGGCTTTCTTGGCGCGATCGGCTTGTTTCTTCTCCATGGCGGACTGAAGGTTGGCGGCCATTTCCGCCTGCGCCTCTTTCCAGCCCTTCGCCCACGCCCGGCCCTGCGCCGAATTCTCGTCGTAAGGATTGGTGTTGGGGCTGGCGGCTTCATATCCCGCCCTTTCGCCCTCGCGCCTCGCGCGATCGACGGCCGGCTCGCGGTCGAAATCGAATTCCGTTTGGGCGCCGATCGGCAGCGCGAAATATTGGCCGATCTGTGCCCGGCGCTGCTGTTCGTTGATAATGATCTGCGGGTCCTCGATCTGCGCACAGCGAAGCCCGAAATCGATGTCGGCGAGGACGATGCCGTCCGCCTTGGCTTGCTTTCGGAGCGCGAGCCGCTTGGCGTTCTCAGCCTTGCATATATCGGTTTGTTTCAGGATTTCGCCGAAGTGATGCATGAAAAGGGCCTTTTGCTCGGCTGGCGTAAGGTCCTTGGAATTGTCGCCGATGGTGGCGGGCATGGGTGGCCTCCTCTTTGGGTCCAAGGGGCGGCCACCGCGTCAGTCGAGGCCGCCATGGAGGAAAAGGAACCCCAGCGGCGCGGTGGCCTTTTTCCCGCCGGCCGGGGGCAAGGTGCGGCCGGCGGAAAAGAAAAGACGGCTATTCCGCCGCCTCGTTTGGCGCCGGCCCGAAAATATCCGGGCGCAACAGATGGCAGGAGATGCCGGTTTCGAGGGAAACCCGGCGGGCGTGCTTGTAGGGGACGACCTTCCAGGCATCCACCGCTTGCCGCGATATCCCGAGCATCGGCCCGAGGATGCGCGATCCTCCGGCCCTTTCCTTTGCGAGCCTGCAAGCCGCGAACGGATCTTCGGCAAAATGTCTTTGCGTCTGCTCATGCTCCTAATGAAAACAATATTTGCACGGCGGATCAAGACATTTTGAGAATTCCACGGTGACAAGCTAAGCTGGCGTGTGGCATGGTTGAACCTAGGTGGGGGAAATGCACCTGTGACGAGCGGGAAAAGGCGATTAGGGAGCCGCGCTGAATCAGCGGCGGGTAAAAAACGGGAGGCAGCTGAAAAGCATGCAGAGCTTGTCGAGCTTGGCAAACGCATCAGATATCTCAGGAAGGAAATACTCGGCTACCACCGGCAATCCGACTTTGCTGACCGCCTTGGGGTGACCCGAGGGGCCGTAGGAAATTGGGAGATCGGCGTCGGAATGAAGCGCGATCACCTGATAACGATCGCGAAGGAATTCAATATTTCGTGGCTCTGGCTTGCCGAGGGAAAAGGCTCCCCGATCGCAAAGCCGAGCATAGATTCAAAGCTGGAACTGCTCCCGCCGGAAGAATACGAAACGCTCTATGAGCACTTTCAGGCCATGATTGATAACCGGCTGCGGGCATTAGGAAGGAAAGAGAACGGGGGCGACGAAGACTCGGGTCCGCCCGAGGTTGAAACAGGGGGTTATTCAAAGCGGCGAAAACCAAAATAATGAGAGGTTATATGCGGTTATGGGTAGACTCTTGGTATCGGAACATGACTCAGAGGATGGACTCCCCCCGGCTCTGACAGACTTTCACGTCGTTGCCGTGGGCGACAATTTCGTCGCCCATATGCAGACGGAGGACGGCAAGCGAATGGCCGTCCTGATCCGATCGTTCGACGACGCCGCTTGGCTCCAGCATGAGGCCAGCCAAGCCCTCGCAGCGATGATCTCCAACGTCCGCAACGCCCCTTACCCGGCCATGCAATTCGCCGAGGTGATCCGGCGCGCCGCGCGCCCGGATGTGCACAAGAGCCATGTCCGGTTTAACCCCGCCACTGAGCAATTCAATTATCACCTTCACTTCCCCCGGCGCGCGCCGATCTCGATGACGCTGACCGACGCGGACATCGACATTATGCGCGCCAAGCAGCAGGCCGCCCGATCCATCGCGCGCGCCGACCGATAATCATACCAACGGATATCTTGACGCCGCCCGAGGCCGCCAGACGCGCTTCGGGGGCGAGTCTCCGCACCGGACTGACTCAACGTTAGCCAGCGAAGCGACTCCTCCGTTTTTGCAAATAACGTTTGCACGCCTCTTGTGGGTCTGTGCAAATATTGTTTTCATAAGGGCCTCCATAAAAGGGAGGACTTCATGCAAAACGATTGGGATAAGTGGCAGGCCGCGCTCGCCGATCCTAGCAAGATTGGCACCGGAAAACTCACCATTCATCCGGGCGAGCCTTGGACCGGCTATTTCCGCGTCCGCCGCAAGGGCGGCGATTGGGAGCCGGTGCAGTTTTGGCGGGGCGCTGACGGCGATTGGTACGCGACGCGATCCGGTCGCCCCGTCGATCGCGAACAGATCGAGGATTTGTTCCTGTGGGCGGTGAAGAACCCCATCAGCGAGGAAGCGTTTGACCGGGCCAAGGCCGGCAACGGATGGGCCGACGAGCCCGAGCGCCCAGCCGCCGGCATAGGCCATAACAGCGGCGCCGAGGCTGATGAATATGAGGCCCTGCGCATCGAATGGCTCGGCGAAAAGGAACAGGCCCTCGCCTTCCTGAAAAAGCCGATTGCCAGCAAGGAGGAAGCCGACAAGGCGGCGATATGGGCGCATCGGCTCAAGGATATCGCCAAGAAGGCCGACAAGCTGCACGCCGAGGAAAAGGCGCCGCACATCGTAGCCGCGAGAAGAGTCGACGCGAAATGGCGCGAATTGCGGGAGGAGCCCGAGGGGCTGCAAAAGCTCCTGAAACGGCATCAGCTCGCGTGGCTGCAAGAGCAGGACCGGATCGAGCGCGAGCGCATCCGGGCCGCCGCCGCCGAGGCCGAGCGCCTACGCCGTGAAGCCGAGGAATCTTTGAGCGAGGCGAAAACGCCCGAGGCCGAGCGCGAGGCCGGCGCCAAGCTCGCCGCCGCGAAGGAGGCCGAGCGCGAGGCCGAGTATCGGCGCCCGCAGGCCGGGCGCACCGATGCCAAAACATCACTACGGACCCGCCGCGTCGGCCGCATCATCGATGCCGACCAATTCCTCGCCTCGATCAAGGATAGCGCTGAAATCAAGGAGGCATCCGAGAAGGCTTGCCGGCGCTTGGCGAAAGCCAACATCGCGGTGCCTGGAATGGAGATTGTCGAGGAAAGGACAGTGGTATGAACCAGCTTGCAAAAGCGCCGCGCCGGTCTGTGCTTGTCGATATGGCCGCGCATTTCGGCATGGAGGCCGATGCCTTCGAAATGACGGTGCGGGCGCAATGCTCGCCGACCCCAAAGAAGGGTGAGCAATTCCGGCCGCTGACCCGCGAGGAGTTCGCCGCCTTCCTGCTGGTCGCCAAGAAATACGACCTCAACCCACTGACGCGTGAGATTTTCGCCTATCCGAAGCGTGGCGGCGGTGTCGTGCCGATCGTCTCGATTGACGGGTGGATCAACCTCGTCAATTCCCACCCGGCTTGCGACGGCTTCGAGTTCACGTGGGAGCGCGACGCCAACGGCGATCCGATTTCTTGCACGTGCATCATGCATCGCAAGGACCGAAGCCACCCGACCGTCGTCACCGAATACCTCGCCGAGTGCTGGCGCGACACCGAGCCGTGGAAAATGAAGCATCGCATGTTGCGCCACAAGGCGCTGATGCAATGCGCCCGCTATGCCTTCGGCTTTGCCGGCATCTACGACGAGGACGAGGGCCGGCGGATCGCCGAAGATCGGAACGTTGCCCTATTGCCGCCAGCGCCGCGCGCGCCGCGCACAGGTCAGCAGAGCCCTGCTGGTGAAAAAATCCAGACGGCGCAGGGTGATGCGACGGAGGTTGAGTCCGGGACCGGGCAGCCGCCGGTAGACTCGACCTCCCCCCTTGATGACGAGCCCGACCCCGATCGCGAGGAAACGGGCGGCATCGATGCCGACTCCACCCCGGACGCGGAATTCTTTGACGAACTGCGCGACCGGCTGACCGAGGCGAAAGATGCCGCGAGCGTGGAGGAAATCTGGACCGAGCTTGATCCGATGGCGCGGTTCGAAGGCTCCGACCTTGATCAAGAAATTTGCCAGAAGATCAAAGCGCGCCGGCTGCACGAGATTGAAAAGGAGGATGCGAAATGAGGCCGACGTTCGACAATGCCGCCCTGATCGATTGGATCGCCGCGCAGGACCCGGAGCAATACTATGATTACGTCAGCTGCCGCGAGTGCTTGCTGGCGCAATATCTCCGCTGCCGTGGCTTCCCCCATGCATTCGTCGACTCCGAGCGCGCGCACATGCGGCGCTATGGGCTGGACGCGCGCGATTTGCCCCCCGGCTGGAATGAGGTAGCGCACGCCAAGCCTTGGACGTTCGGCGCCGCCCTCGCCCGCGCAAGGGAGCTTCTGAAATGACCCGGCGCGAATTTAAGGACATGCCCTCCCCCATTGCCCGGTTGCCTCGCGATAAGCGCGGCTTTCCGATCCCGAAATTTGTCGGCGCGGTGGACAAGAACGGCGAGCCGGATTTCCGCATCGTCAGCCCGAACCATTTGGCCGATTGCGTGCGGCAAAACCGTTGCTGGATTTGCGGCGATCTCATGGGCACCCGCAAAGCATTTGCCCTCGGCCCGATGTGCTGCATAAACCGGGTATCCTCCGAGCCGCCGTCGCATTACGAATGCGCGGTCTTTGCCGCCAAGGCTTGCCCGTTCCTTTCCAATCCCGACGCCCGGCGCCGCGAGCGCGATCTGCCCGAGGCCCGCGAGGTCGCCGGGATCATGATCGAGCGCAATCCCGGCGTGACCGCGATTTGGGTGACGCGCTTCTATAGCCTGATCCAAGTCTCAAACGGCGTCCTGTTCTTCGTCGGCGAGCCGGAAGGGCTCGAATTCTATGCACGCGGGCGCGCCGCTACCCGCGCCGAAATCGAGGCTTCGATTGCCTCGGGCCTTCCCCATCTGGAGGCAATAGCCAAGCGCGACGGGCGCGGGGCGATGTCGGAACTCAAGCGCATGCGGAAACGCTTTGACGCCCTGCTGGCCGATCGGGTGCCGGCATGACGAAGGACGAGGAGCAATTGTGGCGTGCCGAGCAATACCAGCGCCTCGCCGCCCTCAATTATGAAAAGGCGCTGGAAAGCGACCGCAACGCCGACCGTCTGATCTACCAGAGGATGGGGGCGACCTATTCGCGGTTCTCACGGCGATTGATGGGAATAGAGCAATGAAGGACGATATCCCCCCGCTCCGCATGACCGTCGAAGCCGGCAAGCTGACGCCGGCCGATGCCTTTTCCGCCGAAAGGCTCGAGTCGTATCGGCATGGCACGACGATGTTCGTCCAGCCGATCACCGATCCGCAAAGCAAGAAGCGCCGCAAATTTTGGGCGATCCTCGGGCTCGCCATCAAGAACTGCGACACGCCCTGGCGCACCGTCAAAGACGCCGCGAACGCGATTAAGCGGACGTTTGGGCTGATGGATGACGGCGGCACGACCGGCAACGTGCGGATCATGTACCCGCGCAGCCTGAATGATCTGAGCGAGCCCGAATTCGAGGAGTTCTACGAGGACGCGATGCTTTATTTGCAGCGCGTGACCGGGGTGGACCCCGAGACCCTTTCAAAAGAGGCGCCCGACGCGGGCGACGATGAACCGCCGGCCTCCGATGGTCTCCCGGACGCTGGAAAAGGCAGCGGCGGCGCTTCCCCCCCGGCCGCCGCTGCCACCCCGGATCGGGACGAATGCATCGCAAAGTTCCTGCAATTCGCCACCGACGAGAATACGGCGGCGCAATGGAAGCTGGAAAACCTTGTCCCGACCGTGAAAGCGGCATGGGTGCAACAACTGCCCGACGATATCCCCTTTGTTGAGGCGTGCTGCCGAACGGCGGAACAGCTTATCAGAGGCGAGATCAAAGCCCCGGAGGCGTCCCGCTATCTTCACGCGCTGGCCGCCAAGCCAAAGGAGAACGGCAATGGTCACGACGGAAGAAGCCAAGCAAATCTGCGATCAGGTCAATCTGGTCGTTGATGCGATTAAACCGCACTTGGCCGGGCACCCGCCGGAGGTCCAGAGCGTCGTGCTCGCCGATCTGGTCGCCACTTTCATTGCCGGCTGGTCGCCGCGCATGCGCAAGAAGATGCTCGACGCCCTTATCGCGAACGTCGGCGATCTGATCCACGTCAACGAGATGATCCTTTTCGGCCCGGAGGGGCACCCGGATAGGGAGATGACACGCCAATGATCAGCTACCGCGAAAAAGCCAATTGCGCCGCCCGCGAGGTCAAGCAGCGGCGGTGGGTCTATTCAAGGCTCGTCGCCGAGGGCCGCATGCGGCAGCAATCCGCCGAGCGCGAAATTGAGGTTATGGAGGCCATTGCCGAGGACTATCGGCGGTGGGCCGATGAGGAGGAACTGCAAACGAGGTTGCCGCTATGACGCTCAAACCGGACCCTCTCTCCTACCCGCCACGCGGCCTGTCCCACGAGGAGGCCGCCCGCTACATCGGCGTAGGAACGACCAAGTTTGACGAAATGGTCGCCGACCGGCGCATGCCGAAGCCGCGCCAGATCGACGGGCGTACGGTGTGGGATCGCGTCGAACTCGATATCGCGTTCTCGGACCTGCCGAAGAAGGGCGGCGGCGGCTTGGAGGCGCTGATCGCCAGCAGTCCAAAAGTACCGGGCTGATTGCGAAATACCCGTTGAACAGATATAGTTTCTATCCTAACGTCCGGCCATGGACTTCGAATTTGACCCGGCCAAGAGCGCCACGAACCTTGAAAAGCACGGCATCGACTTTGATGCCGCGCAGGCCCTCTGGCTCGACGAACGGCTGTTGGAAGTCCCGGCGAAAACCGAAGACGAGCCCCGCTTTCTGGCAATCGGCCAGATCGGCGGCAAGCACTGGACAGCGGTTTTCACCCATCGCGGCACAGCCATTCGGATCATCTCGGTGCGCCGCGCCCGGAAACAGGAGATAGAGCACTATGAAAGCCTCTGAATTTGACCGGCAATTCGAAGCCGGCGAAGACATCACCGAGGCGGTGGATTGGGAGAAGGGCAAACGCCCCAATTTGGAGCCCCACCGCGTCAACGTTGATTTCCCCTCATGGGTGGTCGGAAAATTGGACCAAGAGGCCGCGCGCTTGGGGATCACGCGGCAAGCGCTGATTAAGGTCTGGATAACCGACCGGCTGGAGGGGCGCGATGGCAAAGCTGCCTGATTATCCCGGCGCCTCTTCGCGCGTCGTCAACGGCAAGACCTATTACCGCTTCCGCGCGAACCGAAACGCTCCGCAGATCACCCTGCCCGGCCAACCCGGCGACGCGGCGTTCGAGGAGGCTTATCGGCAGGCCGTAGCGGGAACTGGCAAGGCGGCCGACGTGATCGCGATGCGCCCCGGTCGGATCGTCCCGCGATCATTTGCCGCCGCGCAGCTTCGTCTCGAAACGACGATGGAATGGCTCGATTACGACCCGCAAACGCAAAAAAAGAACGCCGCCCTGATCGAGCGGTTCATGAATATGCGCGTCGATCCCGAGCGCGCTCTGAAATGGCGCGACGTGCCGGTAGAGTATCTCGATGCCGACCGCTTGCGTGCAATCATCGAAGGCATCTTTTCGAAGAACCGGACTGTCGCAAAGCACATGCTGGTGGCGATCAAGAAGCTGCTGTGGGTCTCGATCGAGGTGGAGAAATGGATCAAGCCGCAGGACGACCCCTCGCTTTCGATCCGCGTCCGCGTCCCGAAATCGAAAAAGAACCCGGCTTGGCCGATTGCCATCCGGGAGCAATTTGAGGCGCGGCATCCGATCGGCACGGCGGCCCGGACCTGCTACGCCCTCGGCTTCTGGCTTGGCAATCGGCGCGGCGATATCGCCGACCTCCTATGGGATGAGCTTGTCACCGAGGAAATCGAGCTTTTCGACGGCTCGCTGGTGATGATCGATGCGTTTGATTTCCGCCAAAAGAAGAACTCCAATCGGCACGGCGGCAGGGAAATGTTCATCCCGGTGGTCGACAAGCTGGCGGAGGCGCTGGCCCCGCTTGATCGGAGCAAGGGCGGCACGGTTTTGAAGAACGGCTACGGCGAGCCCTTCTCCGAGAAAAGCCTGACCGGGATGATGGCGCATTGGACCAAACAGGCCGATATCCCGGCCGGGTATACGCTCCATGGCCTGCGGCGGACCTTCGGCACCTATCTGGCCGAGTGCAACATTCAGGCCCGAATGATCATGGAAGCGATGGGGCACTCCTCAATGACCGTGACCGACGATTATGTCCGGGATGCCAACAAAAAAAGAATGGCTGTCGATATTGCCCGAGCCATCAATGCCCGCGAAGAAAAGCGCGATCAGATGAAGCACCGGGCGAATTTGCGAATCGTCAGCGGCTAA